CTGGTCATCCTGGTCCTGTTCTGGGTCTACGAGCTGACCCACGTCGACCTGTGGCGGCTCGTGATGGGGACCCTCTTCGAGTTCCCAGTACCGCTGTGGGTGCTGCCAGCGCTGGGGCTACTGGCGTCCATGCAGATGCTGGCCATCGTGGTGGGAGGGCGACGGGACGGCCGCCGGCTCACTCGGAGAGAGGACCACGCGCTGTGAGCCAGGACGACTACATCAGCGCCGACGAGGTGCTGCGGAGGATGACGCCTATGGCGCGGATAGAGCGGGCCTGGCCGATAGAGGAGAGAGCGGCGATGGAGGTCGAGCGCGAGGACTACGACTACCTGGTCGAGTTGATCTACGAGATGAGTCCAGGAGAGGTCGTGGCGCCCGTCTTCCAGGCGCGCCCGGGGTCTCCGAGGGTAGAGCTGCGGGTGGTGGCCCAGGCCGGCTACCGAAAGATCAGGGCCGCGCTCGTAAACGTACCAGCGACCCAGGTGCTGCGTAGGGGGCGTCCTGACTGGTACTGGGAGGTCGATCGCGAGGGCGACGGCTACCAGGTGCTGGAGGTCTTCGACAGCCTGGGTGAGCAGCGCCGGCACGTGAGAGGCGAGTACCCGCTGCTGATGCAGGCGATCTCTGAGTGCCTCGGGATCGTCTTCAGGGCGCTATGACCTGGGGGCTGAGCGAGCGGGTCCAGTGGGAGCACCACTACGCCAGCTACATGGAGGTCCGCGAGGGCCTGGTGTGGGCCTCGGCGTCGCTGGGCCCGGCGGGCTCCTCGTACTGGGTCTGCCCCGACGAGGGCGGCCACCCGGTGTGCGTGAAGGTCGCCCAGAAGGTCAGCCGCCGGTGGGTGCCGTGCCCGCCGTTCTCGATGGCTGACCCGTACACCTCGACGGGCTTCCACACGCTGGCGGGCCGGCAGCACCTGGTGCTCTCCCGGTCCACGATCGTGAGCTACTCCCCGGGCTGGGTGCTGCGCCGGCTGTCGGACGGCCGCCGTGAGGAGTTCGCCTCCTGGCGGGCGATGGTGGACTCGGTCCTGTCGGGGGACTGGACTCTCTAAGGATCCTTGTGGTACTATGGATCCACACCGCCAGAGAGCCCCGGAGGATCTGATGACCGCCATGATCACCACCATCAAGGCCACCAACCTCTCTGGTGTATTCGCCCTCGCCGACGGCGCGATCATCCTGCGGGTCTCGGTCCAGCGTCGGTACGTATACGTGAAGGCCGTCAAGGCCGGTCGCCCCGTACGTCGTCGTTACACCTGGGACCAGATGGTCCGCGTCGAGGTCTGACCAGGTCTTTTTCCTCTAAGGATCCTTGTGGTACTCTAGAGACACACCGCCAGAGAGCAGCCCCGGAGGGCATCATGAGCAACTACATCATCCGGATCGCCCACTTCTACGGGCCGTCCGAGCCGGTATACAAGAACACTTCCTTCAAGACGTACATGGACGCCGTACGGGCGACCACCAGGCTCGACCAGAAGAAGAGCTATGAGATCTGGCCCCTCGCCGTCGACCCCGCTGGCTGCGCCTGCACGGAGTGCCTGACCGGCGAGTACGTCCCGCTCGACCAGGCCGATCGCCAGCACGTCGCCGACATGCTGCTCGGCAAGATCGGCAACCACTGCTCCGTCCCGGCGGAGATCGAGGTCACCGTCGGCATCGGCAGCCAGGTATTCACCCTCACCACCGAGCAGACCAGCTCGGTCCTCAGTATCTGAGCACTAGTCACCACTCAACCCATGACACTCAAGGAGACCACCATGACCGACCGCGCCGAACAGACCCTCGAGCAGTTCCAGGCCGACCGCCTGCGCCAGAGCATCGTCAATCGAGCGGAGGCACTCCGTACGCTGGCCGACCGGCTGGACGGCATCGCCAACGGCGTCGACCACGTAGGCAAGCCCGGCTTCCCGTCCTACGGCTCGCTGGCTGTCGGGGTGGTGCACGAGCTGACGTGGGGCGTCGCCAACGCGAACGTCGACCACGTGGTCCAGGCCGCCGTGGACGCCGACCAGGCCCGCGCTGCCGGCGAGTAATCCTCCTGACGACCTGAGTCGCGCTCAGCACGCCTGAGCGCGGCCCTGGACGCCAGAGAGGAGAGGAGGGGGCATGGACAAGGGCAGCGACGGCAGCGGCTGGGGCTAGGTCCACCACGAGCCCGAGGTCAGGTCACCTGATCTCGGGCTCTCTACTCACGAGAGGAGTCGACCATGTCGACCAGCGAGCAGTATCTGACGCCGGGGGAATGCGCGTGACCCAGTGGCGGTACCGCGACTTCGAGGCCCTCGTGTACGGGGCTGAGGGAGAGCCTGTGGGCCGCGTGCCCATCCCCGGGTGTCTCTCGCCCCACCACTGCGTCGAGGCCGTCCAGTACGCCCTGGGCCTGCTCTCGGAGGACTACCCCCGCGAGCGCCTGTACGCCGAGGTGCGCTGGGTGGACTACCCGGACCGCGAGCCCGTCAGGGTGGACCTGCCAGATCAGTAGACGCTCCAAGGATCCTTATGGTATCCTGGAGTCTCACCCGCCGGAGACACAGGGAGCAAGCCATGGACATCGAGTCGATCGAGCAGCCCGAGGTCTCCGGCCACCACGTCACCAGTGACGCCCTGATCTTCTGCCCAGTCGCCCAAGACTTCGGGCGACCACGGACCGACCCGTGGGATGGCGCGACCTGCGTCAACTGCGGCGAGGTAGTGGCCCCGCTCATCGAGTGGCTGGCCGACCAGACATGAGCACGTCGAGTATCGAGGAGCAAGTCATGAGCCGGAGCCGTAAGACCTACCGCGTCACCGTCAAGAGCGCAGACGGTCAGTCATTCACCACCGCCGAGCGTGTCAGTCAGGTCGCCGCCTACAACGAGGTGTACGCCCCAGTGAACGTCCAGCACGGCGCCTCCGCCGAGGTCTGGGAGGACGCGGGCGACGGCTGTGGGTACCGCCTCTTCGAGCGCATCGAGTACTGAGGAGCGCGCCATGATCAAGCTATCCGCACCACAGGCCCGAGCCCTGCGAGCCGCCTACGACGGCGCGCTCGTCCAGCTGTACATCGGCGACGTGATCCTCTTGACCCTCGGTAGGCACGGCTCGGTCATCGAGAGCCGCGTACCTCGCTCGACCGTCGAGTCGTTGCTCGAGCAGGGGCTGGTCGAGCGCACCGAGACCCCGTCCCCGAGGTACGCGGGCACCATGATCTACGCGACGCGAGCCGGCGGGGCCCGGCTCGGGGAAGCCGGCTACTGACATGAGCCAGCGAGTGCGCAACCTGAGCACCGGCGAGGTCGGCACCGTCGTGCGCGGCCCGTACACCAAGTACCGCGCCGAGTGGTTCGACGTGGTGTTCCCCAACCCGGAGACCGGGACCGGTGGACGCTACAGCCGCCGCGTCGAGGCCCGCAACGTAGAGCCCGTAGAGGAGGGCTGATGACCAAGATCTACCTCGCCGTCCACGATGCGGACGACGGGATGAGCCCCTGTCACGCGTTCACTCGTCGGGAGGACGCGGAGGCGTACGAGGACGCCAACGACGTGCTGGTGTTCGAGCTGCACGACGCGCCGGTGGAGAAGCGGGACTGGTACGTGATGACCAGTACCACCTACTACGACGAGCCCTGGTCCTGGCGCAAGGACTACCTCGGCGACCCCGACGCGTTGGAGTCCAGGTTGGAGTCGCACCGTCTGTACCCGGTCCGACTGGTCGTTGAGGGCTGGGACCGCGACCAGGTCATCCAGACCTACCTAAAGCTGGCGGCCGAGCACGGCCTGCCCGGCGGATACCCAGCGGAGGGCTGAGGTGTCCAAGCTGAGTCGGCTAGAGGACGAGATCGAGTCACTACAGGGCACGTACGACGACACATACGACTACCTGAATAAGTTGGTGAACACCGTCATCCGCGAGCACGACGAGCACCATCCTGAGGCGTTGACTTGGTGCCAGCACGAGTCCTGCCAGCTCGCCCGTGACCTGTGTGATTACCGAGGAGGCTACTGATGGAGATCCACGAGCAGCCGGTCCGGTACGCCGTCTCCGCCGTGCCGCTGGAGTGGCTGGGCAGCCGTCACTTCACCGTCCACGTCCAGTGCCTGCGCTCCAACGAGTGGGTCGTGGAGCGCTACGGCGAGTTCCTCACACCCGCCGGCCAGTGGACCTTCGTCACCGCCGAGCGCGGGAAGTTCGAGCTGGAGGAGGCCCTGGAGATGGCCCGCGAGGCCGCCCCGCACCTGACCGTCAACGAGTACACCGTCGCCGACGCCCTGACCAAGGGGTCGGAGTGGTACTGAGGAGATCATAAGATGTCAGTCGAGGGACGCGACTACCACTACGGCCCGCACCCTGCGGGCGGCCCGACCAAGCACGAGGGGTCGCGGGCGGCGTGCTTCTACCCCGACTGCGACCTGACCCACCGCGAGGTCTCCGAGCACGTCCGTCGGTACCTGCGTGAGCACCACGCCCTCTCGATCGTGTCGGTCGTCCACACCGGCTGGCACAACGGCTCCCGGCGCACGGTCATCTACCCCCGCTGGGAGCGCGCGAGAGAGCTGGAGGCCCTCGTACAAGACGGCTCGCTTAAGGACCTGTCCCGGGTCGTGGAGTGGGAGGACGGCCACGTGGTCGTGTGGCACTGATGGCCCATCGATCCCTACCCGAGGAGAAGCACGTGCACCGACTGACCGCGTCCATCTCGCTGATCTCGCTGTCGGCCCTCGCGCTGGCCGCGTGCGGATACGTGAGCCCGCCCGGGCCGTCGACGGGTACGACGGCTACCCCGCGCCCGTCCGTGGCCCCCACGGCCGGCTGCCGGGTCCGTGGCGTGCTGCCCGACCCCGCTTGCACTCCCGGGGCGGCGAACCCCGCCGTCACGCAGGCGAACGTGCACCAGACGATCTGCGTCAAGGGCTGGACCGCGACGGTCCGGCCGCCGGTCAGCTACACGGCGCCGCTAAAGGTCAGGTCGATCCGCGCGTACGGGTACGTGGACACCGACCCCAGGCACTACGAGTTCGACCACCTGATCCCGCTGGAGGTGGGCGGCGACCCCACAGCCCCGGCGAACCTGTGGGCCGAGCCCACGCCGACCCCGAACCCCAAGGACAGGGTCGAGGGCGCGCTGCGGCAGAGGGTGTGCTCGGGGCGCACGACACTGCGCGCCGCCCAGGCGGCGATCGCCATCGACTGGACGACGGCGCTCAGCAAGACGTAGCGCTCGGGGCCTAGATCCTATAAGGATCCTTATGCTACACTGACGGGGCCAGGGAGAGCATCAGACGATCTGAGGAGCGCGCATGGCCGCTATCACCATCAAGGCGCCGGGCAGGTGCTCGGTCCGCTACTACTGCGAGCGCCTGCACACCCCCGACTCGGGCGTCCTCCACGACTCCGGCGTCCGCACCCCGCAACGCGCCAGGTGCCGGTACTGCGGCGGGGCCTTCGTCGTGGAGCGCGGCCACTGGGGCGTCTTCTCGCGCGGCGTCGACCACCGGAGGGACGCGGCGCTGTTCCTGCACCCCCGCCAGGTGATCGCCGAGCGCATGATCGCCGAGACCGGCCGCGACGACCTGGTGGCCCGCTGGGTCGAGGCCGAGGACGCGTGATGGACGACTACTACTCGCCGACCGAGGCCCAGCTCGCCAAAGACTGGGCCGAGCGCCGCGTCGACTTCGGCGGCTACAAGCACTACGAGTTCTTCGAGCCCCGCCACATAGACTTCGGCCGCAAGCTCCCCTCGCGTCCGGAGCCCGCTGGCGACCAGTGCCGGTGCCCGTCCTGCCAGACCCAGGGGTGGCTCGCCCAGTCGCCGTGCTGCCGGCTCTGGCGCGCCTGCTGCAGTGAGTGCGGCGGCACCCGGGTCGTGGTCGAGCACCTCGCCCCCGGCCGCTGGCGGAACGTCCCGTGCGACCTGTGCCAGGAGGAGTGGACACAGGCGGTGCGGTTCTTCCGCGACGCACTGCGTAGCCCCCGCCTGACCGCCGAGAGGCTGCGGGACGGCTCGTACGGCAGCTGATGCTATGTCTCTAAGGATCCTTGTGATACCATGGAGGCTCACCGCCAGGGACGAGAGGTCGGACGAGATGAAGAGCATCAAGGGCATCCCGCGCCAGTACCGTTGCCAGCTCTGTGGCCGCAAGGGGGCCTCGGGGTTCACCTACAGCATCAGGCTCGGAGCGCACACCTGCAAGGCGTCGAGGGCGTGCTCCCTCCGCCAGGCAGCGAAGTGAGCTGAGATGGCACGCAAGAAGATCGACCTGGACATGCTCGCCAACGACGTGGCCGACATGATGGACCGCTTTGGCTACCTCGACGACCTGCCCAAGGTGTCCGAGGAGGACATCCGACCACTGCTGGACGGCTTCGTAGCCCAGCTCCGGGAGGCCAACGCGCGCAAACTCGTCGTGATCGAGGAGGCGGGATGAGCCTCCGCCCGCACCCAGGCAACGCGGACCAGCGAGCGAGCCGCGAGGAGCGCAAGGACAACGCGTGGTTCGTCCTGTGCGACGGCACGGACTGCCAGACGAGCCTGGAGGTCAAGGTCCGGATCCCGGTGCTGGCCTTCTACGAGGCCACCTTACACAACGGCTGGCGGCCGGGAGCCAGGTCCAAGCCGGGCGTGTACTGCCCCGCCTGCGTCGAGGTCGGGGTGGACCAGCCATGAGCAAGTCACTGCAGCGCGCGCGGTTCGCCACCGGGCTCGTCGCGTCCGTCGTGCTCGCCTGGGTGGTCCTGGGCGGCTTCCAGGCGACGTGGGGGCTCTCCCACCTGTTCTGCCAGGTCGCGCTCGGCGCGGGGGCGCTCAGCCTCGCGGCGTGGGGCGCGCTGTACCTGGTGGCCCGACTCATGCACGAGGAGGACTGATGTCGATCCTTCACCTATCGTACGTATCTTGTGACAGTTGCGGTCGAGTGTCCGAGTGGGCCGAACACCACCAGGAGGCCCGCGCCGAGGCCGCGCACGACGGTGGCGTCTACGTCGAGGTCGCCTCCCTCGTCGACTCCTTCCATCCACTGAAGTCCAGATCGGGATCACGCGAGGTCACGCCGAAGATGGTCGACCTCTGCCGGAAGTGCTGGCTCGGACTGAGGAAGCCAGAGAGATCACAAGATCTGGAGGGTCAGGCATGATGCCGAGCGCCGACGGCGCCATCTGGTGCTGCAAGCCCAGCGTGTACCGGCTCCGCGCCGGCCACTGGGTCACCGACTCGATGGGCGGCACCGCCGCGCACCCCACGCTGGGGATGCAGCACCGGCAGGCGTTCGAGAGCTGGGACGCCGCGATGTCGCAGGCGCTGGACATCGCCGCCGACCGGCACGAGCAGAACCAGGCCGCGCTCACCTACTACCTCCGCCAGTACGAGTACGCGCTAGCTCTACACCCGCTGGACCTAGGCGAGCCAGAGGGCGAGCGGGGCGGACGCGAAGGCGAGCACCACGCTCCCCCAGAACATGGCGCCCGCGAGCCATCCGCCTACCGCGAAGGCCAGCACTACTAGCCCCACCACGGCGGCTGCGGAGACGAGGCCGGCTAGCGCGTACGTGAGCACCAGCGACCAGGCGCTCGGGAACTTCTCTTCATCGGCGATATCCACCCAGTAACCCATGAGTCACAGTATAGGAGACAGCATGAGCGACAGCCCCGATCGACCGCTGGTCGTCCAGTCGGTCGACCTGGAGTCGGTGCGCCGGCTCGTCGGCACCGAGCTGAAGAACGCGCCGGGCGCCACCATCGTGGACGCGGAGCTGGACGACGACGGCGTGACCATCACCGTCGAGGTCCCCGACGCGGCTTGGCGACGACTCGGCTTGAGCGGCAGGGCGTCGGGGATCTCGATCCAGCACGCACCTCGCGATCAGGTCCCCTACCGCGCGGACTACGAGTCCCCGTGGTCGGCGGCTCTCTGGCCGGACCCGGCTCATGAGTAGGGACCTGGATCGCGCCGACGACGGCCGCAGGGACTCGCCGGTGCAGGCGTGGGACGAGAAGTACCCGGACGGCTGCATCGTGAGTAGCGACCTCCTCGGACCCAGGTGGCCGCAGGAGGGGCTCTACCAGCGCCAGCTGGACACGTGGGTGCCGGTGGCGCGGGATGAGCAGGGGCTCTGGCCGTGCGTGCGCTGCGGGGTCGGGTCCTGGTGGTGCATACGACGCCAACCACGCGCCTGCTGCACATACTGCGTACGTGGGTCCACCCACCAGGACGAGGCGTGGGGCATCGCGCCCGGGCGCCCGTCGCAGGCCGACGTACAGAAGCTCGCGCTGCTGGAGCAGGTCGCCGAGGACGACGTGCGCAGGCTGGCGGCGATGTCGCGCGAGGAGATAGAGGAGCAGCTGTGGCCGAGGTGACGGTGACCGTCCGCTGGGACGGCCCCGAGGGCCGAGCGGAGCAGGACCGAGACCTGGTCCGGCGGATGCTGCGCGGCCAGGCGGTCCGGGCCCTGTACCTGGTGGAGGGCACCGGGTGCCTGGTGATCGTGGACGGCCAGTCTGCCTACCCCGAGCCGGGCGCCGGGTAGGGGTTGACTCTCTAAGGATCCTTGTACTACTATGGAGTCAGCCAGAGAGACCGACTCCCCGAGGAGCCAGAGATGAGCAAGACCGACCGCCGCAAGAGCACCTACCCCGTCGAGCGCCCCAGCCGCCGCGACATCAGCCTCTACGGCACCCGCCCCGTCCGCCAGGCCGTCCGCCTCGCGACCCGCAAGATCGTGGTCGACATGGACCTCGCCGACCTGGTCGACGTGCCCACCGACCAGCACCGCCGGGGCGTCCTCTGGTACTGGATGTGATGGCGATGATCAACTTCTTGTCACCAAGTGAGAGCGTCGAACGCGTACTGGAAGAGAACGAGTACAGGGTCGAGGTCTCTTCTGCCGAGTTCAACCTCAATGAGCAGGCGTGGGAGGTAGTCCTCTTCCCACTCTCACTCACAGGTCAGACCGACGACGACGTCGAGGGGGTCATCTCCACCCTCCGCCAGCAGTTCAGTGATGACAACGTGAAGATCAACAACAGCCTCATGGGTCTCGTGACGATCTCAGTGATCTTCCCCGAAGACTGACCCGCCAGAGCTAGCACAGCACAGAGACACCCCCGGCGCTAAGACCGCCGGGGGTGTCGCATGTTGCGCTCCAAGGATCCTTGGAGTAAGATCGACAAGGCCGGAGAGATTCTTACACACAGGAGGACAGATATGACAGACGGCAAGATCAAGGTCTCCGTCAAGACAGTCACGCCCCGGATGGCGCAGCAGCTCTTGGACGCCAACGACCACAACCGTCGGGTGCGCCCGCACCTGGTGGACGAGTACGCCCGCGACATGAGTGCCGGCCGCTGGGACACCAACGGCGAGACGATCAAGATATCTGACGAGGGGGTCCTGCTCGACGGGCAGCACCGGCTCGCGGCGGTCGTCAAGGCCGACGTGAGCGTCGAGATGGTCGTCGTGGAGAACCTGCCCGAGGTCATGCAGGAGACCGTCGACACCGGCGCCAAGCGGATGACATCTGACGTGCTCACCCTGCGCGGCGAGAGCAACACGCCCATCCTCGCGGCCATCGCCAAGAAGGTGATGATCTTCGTCCGCACCGGCAATAAGGACGTGCAGGTCCCGTACAACAAGCCCACCACCATCGAGGTGGCCGACGCCATCGACAAGTACCCCATGCTGCGGGAGGCGACAGCCTTCGCGATGTCCCACCGCAACACGCTCCCCATCGGGCCATCCGTGCTGGGCTTCGCCTTCTGGGCGTGCTCCATGCGGGACGAGAGGGACGCGGCCGAGTTCTTCGACCAGCTCGTCACCGGCTCCGGCCTGGAGACCGGCGACCCCTCGCTCACGCTGCGGAACAAGTTGATCGAGAAGCGCAGTCGCACCCGTGGCGGCCTGGACGAGCGCGAGGTGCTCGCGATGGTGTTCCGCGCCTGGAACGTGTACCGCAAGGGCGGCAAGGTCACCATCCTGCGGTTCGGCAAGCACGAGTCCTTCCCGATCCCGAAGTAGGAGAGGCATGAAGATCTACATCGACACAGACGACCGGTGGGTCGGCGTGTACAAGGGCTCGCACCACTGGTACCTGTGCCTGCTGCCCACCGTCGTGATCCGGTGGGTCCGCGTGCCCCGCTGGAAGGGCTGAGGGTGAGACCGCAGGTGTGGCCGTACGTGGCGGTCGCGGTCCTGCTGCTCATCGCGGTCGTCGGCCTGCTGGCCGGCGGCATCTGACCGACCGATAAGGAGACCGAGAGATGATCAAGGAGAGAAGGCTCCGCACCATCGCGGATATGACGCGCCTGGAGCACAGGATCTGGTCGTACACCGCGATCGTGGACGACAACGAGTCCTGCTGGCAGTGGGAGGGGGCGACGACTCCGTACGGCGACCCCATCACGTCCTGGAAGAGCGTGGACGGGCGGCCGGCCACCGACGAGGAGGCGGTGTTCAAGGGCGCCGGCAAGACGCAGAGCTACCAGGTGCGCCGGCTGCTGCTGTGGCTGATGCACGGGGAGTGGCAGCGGGCCGGCGACACGTGCGACAACCCGTCGTGCGTGCGGCCGAGGCACCTGCGCCCCCGCGACTAGTAGTGATCTTCTAAGGATCCTTGATATGCTCCCTCGTAGCCAGAGAGACGGAGGCCCCATGGAAGGCCACTACTGCCCCGCGTGCGGGGAGGACGACCAGCGGGACCGGCTCGTGGTCGCGGGCACCTGGATCTGCGGCACCTGCTTCGAGGTCCACCCCCGCGAGCCCGACCTGGAGCCGGCGTCGTGACCTCGCCCGACTACCCGTACACCATCTGGTCCGAGCCCTACCCGGGCGCCCAGCCCGAGCAGCTGGACCGGGACGGGCTGCGGTTCGTGGGCGAGTACTCGCGCCGCGAGCCCGCCCAGGCCGAGGCGCTAGAGCGCGCCCGCCTGTACCGGGTCCGGCACGTCGTGAGGGACGAGCTGGGCATGACCATCAGCGAGCACCTACCCCCAGAGGAGAGCGAGTGAGCACCCTGTACCCGTACCGGGTCGTGCGGCCGGGCGACGAGGACGCGCCGTCCACGATCGTCAGCATCCAGCGCACCGAGCGCGAGGCCCGCGAGCAGGCCGACCGGCGCACCCGAGCCACCCGCGTCGAGCACTACGTGCTGGATAGCTGCGGGCGCCGGTCCTACACCGCAGGGCTGGTGGCGTCGTGAGGTACCGAGTCGAGCGCCGCTCTCCCGACGCCCGCGCCACCGTCAATGAGTCAGACACGTGGGCCGAGGCGGTAGAGAGTGCCCGACGGGTCGACGCTGCCATCGTCAGCTCAGACCCCGTCGTGGTCGTAGACGTGCCGACGGGCGCTGTCGTATACGACACGCACGACGCACGTAACCCGGTAGAGGTAGGGATCGACCGCGTGGCGTGGATCGCCAAGGGCGACCAGTACTTCGCGCAGGCCGAGGCCGGTGACGGCCGGGAGTGGGTCATGGCCAACGCCATGCTGGCCGCCGCCGCGTACGCCAGGGCCGCGCTGTGACCGGCCGGCACCGCGCCGAGGACCCGCCGCGACCCTCGCTCCGGGAGCGGCTCCTGGCGGCCTTCACGATGACCGCCACGATGGTGTCGGTGGTGGCGCTCAGCTGGGCGCTGGCCCCCGTCAGGAAGGTCGACGCGGGCTCGCCAGTGGCGTCCGCCCCGCTGCCGTCGCTGGCCGACCCGGCGAAGAAGGAGATCGCGATGCAGCTGGTCTCCTCCGCCGAGAACAGCTCGCTGGACTGGCGCGCCCAGTACGGGTACATCGAGGACATCGGCGACGGTCGCGGGTACACCGGCGGGATCGTGGGCTTCTGCTCCGGCACCGGCGACATGCTGGCGCTGGTGCGGTACTACGGCACGATCGCCCCCAAGGCGGGCCTGCTGCGGTTCCTGCCGGCCCTGAAGAGGGTCGACGGCACCGCCAGCCACGCCGGCCTCGGGAGCGCGTTCGTCGCGTCCTGGAGGGCCTCGGCGGCCAACGCGGCCTTCCGGGCGGCCCAGGACCACGAGCGGGACCGGGTCTACTTCAGCCCCGCCGTCTCCCAGGGGGTCGCGGACCACCTCGGCGTGCTGGGGCAGTTCATCTACTACGACGCGCTGGTGATGCACGGGCCCGGCGCCGACCCGGACAGCTTCGGCGGGATCCGCGCGGCGGCGCTGAAGAAGCAGAAGAGCCCGGCGCAGGGCGGCGGCGAGGTCGCGTACCTGGACGCATTCCTGGACGCGCGCAAGGCCGCCATGCTCCGCGAGGAGGCGCACTCCGACACCAGCCGGGTCGACACGGAGCAGCGGGTGTTCCTGCGGGCCGGCAACCTGGACCTGCACACGCCGCTGTCGTGGAGCACCTACGGTGACCGGTACGTGATCCGGTGAGGGGGATCGTCGGCATGACCTTCAACGACGGGCGAACCCAGCAGCGGGAGATCGAGCGTGACCAGACGGTCAGGCAGTTGCTCGACGTGTCCAAGACGATCCACGAGCGCGAGTTGGCGCGTGAGTGGAGGCTCGGCTTGCTGACGGTCAAGAAGCTGCCCGCCTCGTCCATATCGATCCACCAGCGCGTCAAGGACCTGCTGCCGCTGCACGCCACCCCGGGCGCGGCGGCCAAGGAGCTGAGCCAGGGGCTTAAGGAGCTGGAGTACAAGGAGCTGCGTCGGCTAGAGGTCGCCGCGTACGAGGACGCCGAGGCGCACCTGGACGGCGTGTGCCCGATGTGGCGGTATGTCGAGGACGGCCAGCTCATCACCCGCAAGGAGGCGAGCTGGTGGCTGCTCAAGGCGCACCCGCAGCTCACGCGGGACGACCTGATCTTCCTGTCGCTGCACCTGTGCATCACCGGCTGGGCGCTGCCGAGGGCGAAGGCGAAGAAGAAGCGGGTCGACTGGGAAGGTGTGGTACTGGGGATCTTTGTGTTCGGCCTTCCGGGGCTCGGGCTCGCCCTCTTCCTCATCGCCGGGATCATGGGGTGGCACGGATGAGCGTCAACTGCGGGTTCTGCGGGAGGTTCGTCGACTCCACCTGGCGAGAGCAGTGGGGCTGCTTCGCGCACGAGACGACCACGTTCTGCCGGCGCTGCTTCGAGTACGCCCCGACTGACGACTACGAGGACCGGATGACTTGGGGCCGGCAGGCCGGGCTGATGACGGCCGACGAGGCGTCCCGGCACGTCGAGTTCCGAGCAGAGAGGACGCGATGACGACTATCGACTTGCACGCCCGCGTACTAGCTGAGATCGATCGGCTGATCTGGCTTGAGATGGACCGACGCGATACCTTCGGCATGGTCCCTAGCCCAGTGCCAGAGAGCCTGCGTGAGCGGGCCGAGAGGCACGCTCCCTATCCGATCGAACTGTTCGTAGTCGACTCAGTTGTCTGTGCGTATGACAAGAGCCTCGACAACTACGTGACGTGGCCGTGTCCGGATTACCTGTCTATCTGCCGCGAGATCGGGGTGACGCTGTGAGCGCGGACAACTTCGAAGGATTTGTCGGCCGCGAGTGCGGTGAGCATCGCACGACGGGTGAACGTGCCTGGTGTTTCGACTGCGGCGAGTGGTGCTACCCGGGTGCGCCATGCGTTCGCTGCTTGGTAGGCCCGTACAGAGAGCGGATCGAGCAGATGTGGATAGGGGTGCGGTCATGAGCCTGAACACCGGCAGTGCTCACCGCACCTGCATGGTCGAGGGCAAGCATGTCTGTCAGGAACCGTCAGGCCGTACCTGCGTCGAGTCGGGCTGCGACCAGGACGCAGGTACGTGGTGGGGTCCGTACTGGTGCCCCGACTGCGATAAGGAGCGCCTGGATCGCATCTCCAGCTTACTCGACGAGATCGCCGCGAGCTTCGGGGAGACACCGTGATGGTCTGCGTTTTGTGCTGGGCCGGCAACTCCGACTGCATCCACTGCGTTCGAGGTGAAACGGTACCGATCGCTGATCTTGACGACGCAGTCACCATGCAACCTCCGATGACTGCGGATGGTCTCGACGACGGGGAGGACTAGCCGTGGTCTTTGATCATAAGTGCCCTACACGACATGATGACGAGATCTGCATTAAAGGCGAGGTCTACGGCTACTGCGAAACACCGACTTGCGGTGGGATGTGCGAGCCGACAAGAGCCTGTACCTGTGAGTGTCATCAGCCGATGCTTGCACCTAGCCAAGATTGGCCAACCGAGCCTGCGATAAGGGAACTTCTATGACTCTTGATCAGCGTGACACTGTCCGCCACACCCCGTTTGCGGACCTTGATGACGCCTACCTGCCGGATGACGACTGCCAGTCTTGTGGAGTCCCCGCGTCCGAGTGCGGCCACGTCCGACCAGAGCAAGACGCTGGGTACGAGTTCATCATCCAGAAGGGCTGGAGCAGATGACCGACGAGGCACCCATCGCACGGCCCGACCGCCGGCTCCAGGCGTGCGTGGAGCGCTGGTACGACGCCTACACCGGCGGCTTCGACCCGAGCTGCTGCCGGTTTCCCAAGAGCTGCTCGGCCGGCGTCTACCGCGACGACATCGATGAGTCCAAGCTGGAGGGAGGCGACGGATGAGCACCCCCTACGAGGCGTACCCTCACGAGTTCATCTCTGGAGAGCAGCTGAGTCGGTGCGATCGCTGTGATCTGAGGGAGACGGCGTTCGTGCACCAGTCGACCGCCATCTTGCATGCCCGCGTACTAGCCCGCATCGCCGAACTGGCGTCTGCGGCGACGAGTGGCAGCTATAGCGATAGCGGTGATGATTGGATCGCTAACCGACTCGCTGCTTCGTGGCGTGAGCGGGCAGAGAGGCACAAGCCGGTGACCGGCTGGAGCGGCCTGGTGTGCGGCTACTGCATGGAGACCTCTCCTGACTACGAGCTGGACGGCAGCAGCCCGGTCAACTCCGACGCGCCATGCGTCGAGCTGTGCGCTCTCTGCCGCGAGATCGAGGTGGGGCCGTGAGCGAGCCTATCTTTGATAACTGGCTGCACGACAACGCGCCCGGTCATGAGGTCTACGAGGGAAGCGAGTTCTCCGACACGTGGACTGGTCAGGAAGTCCGGGACGTGATGCGTTCCGCGTTCTGGGCTGGGTATCGCGCTGCGAAGGAAGAGGAGTTGGGGCAGTGAGCATCGAGATGCCGTTGAGGGTCGGCGAGTTCACGCTGGACATCGTCGAGTTCGTCAGAGCGAGGCTGGATGAGAGGGAGGCGTGGGCTCGCGCCGCGTCGCATCCCTATCGCTACGCCATCGGCGACCCCGCTCCGCCCGTCGAGGGAGTGCACTGGCAGTGGGTCGCGGGCGGGGACTGGGAGCCAGTCACGCCCGACCCTGTCGTGGACGAGTTCGTCGGCGAGCAGGTCGACTCCAACGTCAACCTGGCCACTGTCGAGAGGTGGCCGACGAAGATCTTCCGTGAGATGCGCAAGACGTACGCAGGGTCGATCCAGGAGATGGATCCGTCGGCGGCCGGCCACATCCTCGCCAACGACCCCGCGTCCGTGTTGCGGGACATCGCGGCGAAGCGCGCCGTCGTGGACCTATGCGAGAAGCTCGCCCGGGCGGCTGCTATCAGGTGCGAGCCGGGCAGTCCCCTCGAGTCGATGTGGACCGCGTACGAGGAAGTGGCGAAGCAGTTCGCCGCGATCGATTCCGGTCACGCGGATTACCAAAAGGAGTGGGCACCATGAGTGAGCCTATCGGAGTCGTCGCGCACGCCGGCTACGTCTTCCTAGACGTCCCGGACGACTGCGGGTGCCTGACGTACGAGCAGACCATGCGGCTGATATGGAAGCTCCAGCGCGCCTCGGGGGAGGCCATCAAGCACCAGCTGAGGGGCCTGGACGGGTCCACCCGATCGGCGGTCCAGATGCTGACCGGGTTCTCCGACGAGAAGCTCGAAGAGCTGGGAGGTGTCGAGGATGAGTGACGATAAGCGCCCATCGGGGTCGCCGTGGCTGGACTCTGCCGACATCGAGTAGGAGGCCGCCGCTATACGCGGCGGCCCTGCGGTGCCTAGTACCAGCAGTGGAACAGGTGCAGGACTACGTGGACGTAGAGCATCAAGACACCCCCTCTCGCCCTCGGCGGGACGAACCGACCACAACCTACTCGTAAGGAGATCGACATGCCTCGCAGGACCGGCCAGCAGGAGGTCGCCAACAGCATCCGCCCGACGACCAGCGAGCGCCCGCCGCGCCCCGTGCAGCGGTCGTCCAAGGACCGCGAGCTGAACGAGCTGCGGGCGCGGGTGACGATGCTGGAGGAGGCCGTGGTGGCGGCCTGGGAGCTGTGGACGGACTCGATCACTAACCCGAGCTACCGCGCTTACTGCGCCGAGGCGCTGGGCGAGACGGTCGACGAGATCGTCGCCCGGCGCCCCGACGTACTCAACCAGCCGTGAGCCGCCTCGTGTTCGGCGAGCCGTACTCCGGCCCGGCCACGGGCTCCTGCACCTACGAGGAGTGCGCGGAGCCGGCGGCCTACGTGGTCGAGTGGGCCGACGGCCCCTACCTGTCGGAGACGTGCGTGGAGCACGGCGCGCTGCTCCGGCGGAAGTACCCCGAGTACGTCGCGCGCATCCGCAGCTCCTGACCGAGACCCTTCTCCCCTAAGCAAACTTGTAGTAAGATCCCGCCATCGACCCTCGCCGCCAGAGAGGGGAAGCAACATGGCGGAGCCCTACAGCGCGCTTGAGCGTCTGGACTACCAGACCCCCATCCCGTGCTACTACATCGACATGTCTCGCAGGGACGACTGCGAGACTGTCGCGCACATGCTCGTCACCCGCGAGTGCTCCTCCGGCCATCGGCTGGAGAACCCGTACTGCGTCGTCCACGCCACCGCCATGACCGGCGACCCGAGGTGCTGCCTCGCCTGCGGAGGAATGACTCGCTGCGTCTACGTGCGGCCTGTCCCTCCGGACTACTGGCCCGGTGAGGACCGGTGATCCTCCTCCAGCTCGTGCTCCGGGCGCTGCTCTCGTGGCTGCCCCAGGACGCCTACGATACCGGGGGCGATGATGACTGATCTCCTACCGCACACGGAGTGCTTCTGCTGCATCTGCATCGCCCACGAGACAGGGCCGTCGAGCAGCATCATGATCCGTGAGGCACGGTGCCCGGTACACGGCGACGAGCCGACCTCGTGTCCGGTGCACCGTCGGGTCGCGGCGTGAGCACCCCGCAGAGGGGGCTGGCGATCTGGGTGGTCGTGGTCCTGCTGGCCGCCGCAGTCGGGTGGCTCACCGCTAGGGCGCCGCAAGGAGCCTTGTTAGACTCCGAGTAGCCAGAGAGTGACCGAGGGGACACCGCGTGACTAGATCAAGAGATCTCAAGGCCGAGTACGGCGACGAGTGGAAGCTCTACGTCGAGGTGGGCGCCGACATGGCCGCCGACCTCGTCCGCAAGGGGCTCGCCTCCCGCTCCGACCGACCGTACGTGGTCGACGTGACCGACCGGATCGTCTCGGGCCGCTGGGTGCCGCTCGGCGAGGGCTCGTACGTGCTGAGCGACACCACGCAGAGCCGGCCGAAGGTCAAGGGCCAGCGCGCCCAGGTCGGGCTCGGCTGGTGGGTAGACGGCGCCATCACCCGTGAGCGAGGTGTCCACACCCTGTGGATCGAGGGGCTCCCGTACAGCGTCTTCAAGCGGTTCGTGCGGCTGACCGACGCCGCGTAGCACTACACACAGACCCCCGGGGGGCGAGCAGCCAAAGGGCCTCGCCCTCCGGATGTGCGCCTGGACTACTATAGGGATCCTTGATAACATGGCCCCACACGCCAGAGAGACGAAGGAGACTGTCATGGAGGAGGACCGCATCGACGGGATGCTCCGGGAGATCGAGGGCCAGTGGTACGTCCAGCAGAGCGCGCTCCGCGAGGAGCAGGCCGAGGACGAGACGCCGGTGCCGAGCGTCCTGGCCGCTATGGTCTGGCCGATGATCATCATCACCTGCGGCGCGTTCTGGGTGCTGCTCCTCGGCTTCCTCCTGGGGCTGTTCTGATGGCCGACCGCAGGCCCGCCTTCCGGCGTGGGATGCCCCCGCAGGCCGTGTACTCGCCGCGCCCGCAGCGCCGGGTCGTCAGGGACGCCCAGTACGACGGCTGGTGCTACGCGTGTAGCGAGCACATCGACGCGGGCGACCGGATCACCCCCAGTGACGAGGGCTGGGTGCACGAGGAGTGCGGCCGGGAAGAGCCCGCGCCGTCGACTCGTCAGATGGGCGACTACCACAGCGCTCCGGAGTTCTAGCCCGACAGGAGGATCTTCATGACGGAAGACGAGCGCTGCGAGCTGACGGAGCTGCTTCGGTCGGAGTGCTCGCACTGCCGGCCAAACCGGGCGATGGAGAGCCTCGCCAACCGGGTCAACCGCCCGTGGCGTCCACCTGAGCAGCACAAGAGCGGCGACGGCCCTCGGGGGCGAGGCCTCCCCTTCAAGGAGTGGCTGGACGACTGCTTCGAGGCCAAGATGCCCGATACCTGCGTGTCGTGCGGCGGCCGGATCGCCCCTGGTGATCGGGTACGGCGCGTCCTGGAGTACAACACGGGCGTCATCCATGGTGAGTGCCCGTAGCGCAGTAAGGGGATAAGCTGGCAGGCGACCGCCACCAGCTTCCTTAGGAGTACCGCAGGATGACCGTGACCTTCCAGGGAGGCCGGCTGCGGCCGACCCCCACCAAGCCGCGCCTCTGGCTCTCCCGCCACCTCACGGGCGCGGTGCCGGCCCCGGCGACCGCCGACTGGCTCTCGAAGGTGCAGAGCTGGCCGATGGGCCACAACGACTCGTGCGGCGACTGCACGATAGCCACCGAGCAGCACGCCATCGAGATCGTATCGACGTACGGGCAGGGCAAGACGACCACCATCGGCGACGACGTGGTGCTCGCCAAGTACGAGGCCCTGTCCGGCTACGACCCGGCCACCGGCGCCAACGACACCGGGCTCGTGGTCCAGGACGTGCTGAACGACTGGGTCAAGAACGGGATCGGCGGCCACAAGGCCCTCGCCTTCGCCCAGGTCGACCTCTCCAACGCCGCCGAGGTCAAGGCCGCGATCGCCATCTTCGGCTGGGTGTACCTCGGCATCAACTTCCCCGCCTCCGCGATGGACCAGTTCAACGCGGGCAAGCCGTGGGACGTGGTCAAGGGCGCCAGGATCGAGGGCGGCCACGCCGTTCCTCTGGGCTACTACGACTCCAGCAAGTACAAGGCGGTGACCTGGGGGCGTCCGCAGGACATGACTCTCGCCTTCTTTCAGAAGTATGCAGAGGAGTGCTGGGCAGTGATCACGCCGGAGTGGCTCTCCACCGTCGGCACCAGCCCCACCGGGCTCGACCTGTACGGCCTCGGCCAGGACCTGTCCAGCATCACCGGGAGGGCGAACCCGTTCCCGAAGCCTCAGCCGCAGCCGACTCCGTCTCCCACACCCGCCCCGACCCCGAAGCCATCCGACCCGGACTCGGTGTTCGCCATGGCGGCCAAGGCGTGGCTGGCGGCCAAGCATTTTTAGGAGCCCTCTGGCGGTTGGTCACCGGCAGGGGGCGTACGTGAGTAGGCCGACACCCGAGTTCGACTTCAGCGAGGCCAGCCAGGAGCGCGTCCAGGAGTCGGCGCTGGTGATGCACCTGGCGCTGGACCTGCGGCGTCTGGGCACCGACGAGGACGTGCTCTGGGCCCAGGAACTTACAAAAGAGATGCCGAGGTACGGCGACGCCGGCCCGTCCTGGTGGGCGGAGAAGGTGCAGGAGCGACTGGCGGAGATCGCCAGGAGGTAAGGCCGGCGGCGCTTGGTCAGTGGGTATCGAGAGATGCCTGGCCGCCGGCCTACAAGGATCCTAGCAGAAGAGAGGGCTCGCGTGACACCAGAGGAGATGGCCCGAGAGCTGGGTCTCGTGCGGATCGCTCTCGGGCGCGTGTCGGTGTACGAGGGCATCACGGACGTGAGTCCCACCGTGATGATGGTGGACGACCTGGTCCGGAACTACGCCGAGCTGGAAGCTCGGATCGACGCCGCCATGATGGTCCTGACGGGCCTCAAGGGGCTCCAAGAGGCCCGGGGCGACTTCCTGCTCTACAACGACCTCACCGATGCGCTGGACTCCGTCTACGGCCTCCTGAGGGGCGGGACGCGGGTACCTGACGACCCGTCCGCCCTCGACGGGGATTGACCAGCTACAAGGATTCTTGGTAGCATCCTCCTGCCGGAGAGCGAGTCACCCCCAGCAGGAGGAGTAAGCCTATGTCTGATGTCCAGCGCACCGCCCAGGTGGAGGTCACCTGGGTCGAGTACCCGGACATGGGGTACATCCGGTTGACCACCCGAGAAGAAGCCATCGTCGAGGACGTGAGGGCCGTCTCCGTCCCTGGTGGCCAGATCATCCTGGACCTCGACAAGCACGGTCGACTCATCGGCATCGAGGTCATGAACCCGTCTCAGGTGCTGCCAGCCGACCTGCTCGGTCGGTTATTGGCCGAGTCCTGATGGGCGAGATCATCGTCCGGCTCCACGACGTGCACTGGGACGGCCTGGAGACCCAGGCCGTCATCGGCGGCTGGATGGCGGCCAAGCAGATGGGCCTGACCGTCGAGCAGAGCGACGCCATCGTGCTGCCGGCCTTCCAGGCGCTCCGCGAGCGAGTGGAGCTGTGGGCCGGCCAGCAGGCCAAGGAGACACCCTCGGGCGAGCAGAAGCAGCGCGCCCTGCGCCACACGCTGGCCGAGGTCGACATCGTCCAGCACGACGCGATGGTCGAGCAGCACATCTCATCGGCCGAGGCGCTGGACAAGATCGAGGCCCTGATCACCGCGTACCTGGACGAGTGGGAGCACGGCGCGTGGTAGCCGACGACGAGAAGAGGAACACGATGATCGAGAACACTGAGAACACCGACCCGCTTACTCATATCATTGGCTCGCTCGCCATGGGGCCGAGCGAGTACATCGAGCACACCGAGGCGCAGGGGCAGCGACAGCTCGTCGCCTCCGACCTGCTGCCGATCGAGATCACGGGCCGACCCGGCGTCCGCAACGTGTTCCTTCACCTAGGGTTCGTCTTCGGCGACGCCGTCGAGGACGACCCGCTGTTCCAGCACGTGACACTGCCTGAGGGCTGGTACCGCAAGGGCAGCGACCACGACATGTGGTCGTACCTGGTCGACGACGAAGGCAACCGCCGGGTGGCGATCTTCTACAAGGCCGCCTTCTACGACCGCAAGGCGTTCATGCGGCTGCTGGAGCACTCAGAGGTCGAGCAGGACCGCCTCGCCCACGAGACGCTGTGGACGGTCCAGTACGCCGGCCAGGTCATCCCGTACGAGACGTACGAGGCCGCCTACGCGATGTTTGAGAAGATCTGCGACCGACGCCAGGCGAATGAAGACTACAGCGGCTCCTTCCCGGCTGTCGTGACCCCTCGCAGCCACTGGCGGCGAGATGCCTGACGACTGCCCTGGTACAGCGGCAAGAGCAAGAGGGGGGAATTGATGACTGAGTATCGAATTGAGTACGCGATCCAGCGCTGTGACTCCTTTGGTGAGGAGTTCGTCGAGATCGGATTCGGGAGTTCCGGAAGCTGCTCCGACCTGGATGGTTGTACCTTCTCGATCGAGTCGCAGGTGAACAATGGGATATGGGAGACCGAGAAGGGCCAGCCCGATCCCGCCGATGTCATGCGGGCCATCCAGATCGAGTCTGAGGGTGGCTGAGATGCAGCTCAAGGAGTGCGAGGTCTGCCACCGGGTCGGCTACAAGGCGTTCGTGCCGTATGGCGACGCGGGCTGGCGCTGCGGCCGCGACGACCTGTGTCGGGCCCGGGTGCACCGCGTGCTCAGCCGCTGGCTCCGGGGGCAGACCCTGACGGAGCGGCTCTACGTCATCGAGCGCTACCAGGACGACGGGCGCGTGCACCCGCTGACGTGCGGCGTCGACTCCCAGCACCTGCTGGTGCCCAGGGTCGTGGACGACGCGGTCATCTTGCGGTGCTCGGAGTGCTCGTACGACCAGCACTGGATCCCGTGGCATGTGCTGCGGCCCTACGCGATCAGGCACGGACTGACTAAGGAGGAGGACTGATGGACGACCTCAAGATCTACGTGACCATCGATGGCACCTTCCGACTCTGGTGCGACACGTGCAAGACGGTCCTCTTCGAGGACGATGAGGCGTCTCTGAGACACATCGCTGACATCGCTGTCTTGCACTCTTGCGAGGCGGTCGAGGATGCCTGACGAGCTTGGGCCACTCGCGGACAACAATATCCGCGTCCATTTCTTCGACGGCGGGGACGTGTCGCTGTACGCCTGGGTGAAGGCGGTACCGCGCCAGGGCGACAGGATGGAGATCCCCGCCTCGCAGTTCCGCGACGACCTGTTCGAGGTCGCCGAGGTCATCTGGCCGCTGCTGCCAACCGTCTCCAGGCAGGCCCGGGTAGGGACGGTCAGGGTTCGACTGAGGAGGTCCGGCGATGCCCGGTAAGTACGCGGCCGAGACCTCGGTCTCGCCGGAGAAGTCGCAGATGGAGATCAAGGCGACCCTGACCCGCTACGGCGCGGACAGCTTCGCGTTCGCGGAGAACCGCGAGGGCGCGGTGGTGATGTTCGAGGCGCACGGCCGCAAGGTCCGATTCGACCTGCCGCTGCCCGACCCGGACGCCCGCGAGTTCAAGATCACCCCGAGCAACCGGATGCGCACCGACCAGGCCGCCATCAGGGCCGCGTACGAGCAGGCCGTACGGCAGCGCTGGCGGGCGCTCCTGCTCACCATCAAGGCGATGCTAGAGGCCATCGAGGTCGGGCTGCTGACCTTCGACCAGGCGTTCCTGGCGCACATCATGGTCCAGGACGGCTCGACCGTCGGGGCCTCGCTGATCCACCGGCTGGACGAGATCAGCGACCAGCGGAGCCTGATGGCCCCGTTCCAGGCGCATCGAGAGATCGAGTCAGGAGAACAATGAGCTACGACGACACCGTCGACGCGCACGTGGCCGGGCTCGCAGGGACGATCAGGGAGTCGATCAGGGTCGCCCTCCGCGACCACCTGAGCGTCACCGAGAGGGCCGAGATGGAGCGCGAGCACGACCGGCCTGTGCTCCGGTACGACGAGGGCGACATCGCCGACACCTACTGTGGCGTACTGACCGGTGAGGGCGAGTTCTGCGACGACAAGGCTGGCATCGTCGGAGGGTACTACGTGCCTTGTGCCTACCACCTGATGTGCGAGCTGCGCAGCCTCCGGATCGCGCTGGCGATGACGCGCTCGGACCACGCTCAGCTCCTGGAGCGCTGGGCCAAGCTGGACGGCCAGGTCGAGCGCGTAGCCGACCTCCAGGGCTGGTTCGCTCGTCGGCAGGAGGCCGACACCTACGGCGGCCGTACGGTCGCCGACCTCATCCAGGAGTCGCTCGATGGCGACCCCGACAGGGAGAAGTGATGGGAGACCGACCGACCCACGTGCGCGGCTACTGTCCTATGGGCTGCGGCCAGACGCTGCTCCTCACCGACGAGGACTCCGCCCAGTCCGACGGGCTGGCCGTCACGGTCTGCTGCGGTAACCCCGAGTGCCCGAGACCGCACGCGGTCGCCGAGATCATCGCCGACGCGGAGACCGAGCACCTCGTCACGTTCACCGAGAGCGACTGGACGATCAAGCACCCGCTGCGGGAGCGACTAAACGATGCGCTGCTCAAGTGCGAGCTGCCCTCGTTCGTCGGCCAGTTCTTCGCGCTCAACTACGTGGACGCCGGCCGGTACCGGGTACGAAGCAAGCCCGGTGGCGGCTGGCTGCCCGCAGAGAAGCTGGAGGACTGATGAGCCAGCTCAAGGCGTGCCCTCCTGGCGAGTGTCAGTTCGGTGCGTGCGAGAACACGAGCTACAGCGACTACGGCTGCGGTAGCTGCTGCAGCTGCCAGGGGGTCTGCGCGCGGGTCTACGTCGCCTGTATCTGCCCGGAGGTCTCGATCGGCGATAGCGCCCAGCAGTACCCGATCCCCCACCCACTCTGCAAGGTCCACGGGAAGGACACCATCTGATGGAGAGCAAGAAGCGCACCGAAGAGCACGTCGTCACGCGGGAGCGGTTCGACCTGCTGGACATGGCCGACGAGGAGGTGCGCGTCCTGGTACTGGGGCTAGAGAAGATCGTCCGCGAGTACAACGACCCCACCAGCGTGACCCGGTCGATGGCGAAGCACGTGCTCAGCAAGCTGCCGGCCGAGTTCCTGACGGACGTCGCCGGCCCTTGGGCGGCGGCTCGATGAACGACCTGATCGAGGCCCTACAGCTGATGGCCACGCGGGCCACGCCGGAGTCCCCGACGTGGTGCACTCACGACGAGCTGCACGTCGCTGGCGTCGACCCGGAGCTGTTCACCCCGGCGGAGATCGTCCGGCTGGACGAGCTGGGCTTCTTCGTGAGCGGGGACGGCGACTTCATGTCGTTCCGGTTCGGGAGCGCCTGATGATCAGGCAGCTCCGCCTCACCAAGGGGGTCGATAGCGGCCGGACTCTGATCGAGAGGGCGCCGGACCGCTCGGAGGTCACCGTGGAGTGGTGGTCGATGGCCGCCGGAGAGAAGTGGCCGCGCGGCTACGTCAAGACCTCCCGCACCGGTGTCGTCATCACTGACGACGACTCCCGCTACGTGGAGTACCAGATCGTGCGCTGGTCACGCCGGAGAGAGACCCTGATCGTCCGCAAGGTCCGAGACGAGGTGAGGGCCGATGCCTGACTTCGACATGCGCGCGACGATGCAGCGGACCGCCGAGTTCCTCGATCGCGTGCAGGCGCTGACCCCGCAGGAGATCACCCAGCAGCTCGTCCAGTGCGGCCGGTACCAGATCTTTCAGGACTCCTCCGCTGTTGACGACGAGTACCTGATGATCTTGCAGGAGGAGGCCGTCGTTCGGATGGGCAGTGACGAGGTCTTGAGGAAGATCGAGCACCTCATCCAAGACGGCGAAGAGCAGTACCGACCCCAGGTCGAGGTACTGGGCAACATCGCCGTCCTCCTCAGCATGCACCGAGCCGGAGAGGCGTGACGGAACTACCGACTCGCCCTTGTTCACTGACGTAGGAGGAGCACGCGCATGACGCAGAGTTCATCGACTCGCGGCTGGTGGCTGGGGGCGGCGCAGGACTGCCTCGCCCGCATGGAGGAGACGGCGGCGAACGCCGACCCGACCCTGAACAAGAACGGCCCGACGTTCGCGGCCATGGCGCGGGCGGTAGGCGAGCACGTCGGCTGGGACGACCCGAGGGTCAAGCAGTGGTTCGACACGGCGCTCGCGGTCCGGTCGCCGTCCGGCGCCTGGGGCGTGGGCGCCTCGCTGGACGGGCTGCCGACGAACACCAACTTCATGATCACGACGGCCTGCTTCACCGCCCCGCACCTCGCCGCCGGCTTCGCCAACAACGTCGCCCCCAGCGGGTCGGACCCGGGCAGGACGCTGGTCACGCAGGCGTCCATGGACCAGCTGCTGGACACCGTGCGCAACTGGCCGGCGTACGCGTACCCGTACGGGATATCGGGCCAGCCGGTCGCGCTCCCGGACTACTCCGCGAGCTACACGGGCGCCCCGACGAGCCAGCACTCCCAGGAGCGGATCTGGAACATCTCCGCCGCTGCCGCCGCGTTCCTGCTCTACAACCGGAACCGGCACAGCGTCGCAGCCGCGCAGTCGGACTGCCTCACCAAGGGCACCAACTGGAAGAACGGCGTCCAGTGGGCGATGAACCGGCCCACCAACTTCGGCGGCTGGCTCTACCAGGGCATCTACACCACCGGTGGGTCGCCGACCCCGGTGCGCTCCGACGGCGGCCACAACTGGGTGTGCGCGAACCTCGTCCCGTGGCTGGGCACGGCGCCGATGATGACCCAGCTGGCCGCAGGGGTGGTGCCCGGGGACTCGATCGCCAACCCGTCCGACCCGTGGGCCGCGTACCTCGCTGGCGCGGTGGCGCTGATGGCGGAGCAGCCGGCCGCCGCCGGCTACCTCGACGTGCTGGTGGGGCGCGTCATCAACCGCGTGGACGCGAGCATGTCGAGCACCGACCCCGGCGGCCACGCGGTCAACGCCATCAACCTGCTGCACATGCACAAGAACGGGCTGCTGTAGTGGGGGTCCGGATCTCGTTCGCCACCGAGGACATGGGCACCGCCTTCGCGTACGTGGAGGCGGTGCCCCGGGTCGGCGAGGTGGTCGCCCTGCTCGACTACGACAACAAGGTGCACCACCTCGCGGTCGACGCCGTCGTCCACTCGTTCGGCTTGTCCGAGCACGATGGTGACGAGGCCCGGCTCCGCGAGGTCGCCGTCTTCCTGAGGGGCAAGACCAAGAGCTGATTGCAGGCAAGGATCCTTACTGATACCGTCCGTCCCGACCCGCCAGAGAGATCGAAGAGGGGACCCCCATGACGACTACCGTCACCACGCGCGACCAGCGGATCGTGCTGCACTGCCTGAGCTGCGAGGGCGACCCGGTCATCCACGAGTCGTCGTACCTCTTCGAGGAGGCGCTCGACAACCTCGTGCAGGCCGCCGAGCAGCACTTCCAGGAGGCCCACGATGCCTGAGGACCCCCGGGAGCGAGAGCCGCTGTGGTGGTACGAGCGCGGCTCTGCCGAGTGGGAGAGGCTGGTCTCCGAGGCCACCGACGACACCGACTGGGACGCCCTGGAGGCCAACGCCCGTAGCGAGCACTACTACTGGGCGACGTTCACGCCGCCAGGTGCGCGGATGCCGCTGAGGATCGGACCCCGCACCCTCGACTACATCTTCGACGCCATGAGCTACGCGGGAGTGCCAGTGCGCACAGACATGGATCAGTCATGATGGCGCGGCTATGGCGCCGGGTGGTATGGCTGTGGCTCGGTGTCGTCTGGGAGGTCGCGACGGTGATGGGGCGCGAGGAGCGGGCAGCGTACGAGGAGGACTGGATGTTCGCCGACGTGCTGGGGGCCAGCCCGTACCGGGAGGACCCGCACGTCGTCTCCCGGGGCCGGCACCGGGGCGAGGAGGTCTCCCAGCTCGTAGACCACGTCGGCCGGCACCGCGCCTGGTACGACCCGGCCGACCACCTGGCGCCCTGGCGCGCGTAGATCTCCAAAGATCTTTAGAGTAAGATGGACGAATTGACTGAGAGGACCGACATGCCGTTGCCGATATCCGAGAGGGAACCAGCAGCCGATGGCTCTACCCCCTACTTCGATAGATGGGACGAGCTGTATAAGGCCGCGTACAGGGCGGTGATGTTCGGGGACGAGAAGATCTCCAAGACAGAGAGGCTGGAGCGCGCCAAGTACTTCTTCGACGCCGCCGGTTACGAGTTTATCCGCTGGGTCCAGGTGAACTACCAGAATCGCCCTCAGCTACCCGCGCAGGACTGGTCCGGCGTCGTGCCGAAGCTCGGCCCGCTCATCGGCGTGTCTCTGGCCACCACCAAGCACCCCGAGCAGGACCGCATGGAGATGCTCGCCCTCCGCGCTCGCGCTGAGGAGGCAGAGCGCGTGGTGGAGCAGGAGCGGCTCAACAAGGAGGGGATGCGCAAGACAATCCAGGTCGTCCGGGAGGACTACGAGGAGCGCCTCTCGGTCCTGCGGCGGTCATATGACTCTCACCACGACGCCGTCGAGCGGGTGCAGCTACTGCTGGACTTCATCGCCGGAGCGAACCCGGACGCGGCGATGCTCACGCACGTAGAGAAGTTGCTAAGGCCGGTGCTAGCGAGCGTCGTGCCGTACGAGCCGGAAGACGACTCAGACAGCTGGACGGAGAGCAACTCTTGACATCATATGATCTCGATGAGTCCGTCGAGACGGCGTGCGCCGAGACCGACTGCGACGCCGCGATCCACTGCGGCGACCAGTACCTGTGCGGGGGCTGCGAGGACTTCTTCTGCGACGAGCACATGGTCGTGATAGCCGAGGGCGAGCGGTGGACGCAGGTGTGCGTCGAGTGCGACCGAGAGGAGGAGGAAGAGGATGAGCAAGACTGACCTGGCCGCGCTGAGGGACTGCCCCGACTGCGGGGTCGCCCCCGGCGGTAGCCACAAGATGGGGTGCGACGTGGAGCGCTGCCCCGGCTGCGGCTGGCAGCGGATCCAGTGCGACAGCGAGGACCACCAGCTCATGCCGGACGGCCCGTGGGATGGCGTCTGGCCCGGGGTAGAGGAGTGCCAGGAGTACGGCTGGTACGTCCGCGTCAACCCGCCCGGCGTGACGCCGTGCTTCCAGCCGGCGACCGTCGAAGAAGCTGACCACCAGGACGTGACGGAGGACCTCAACACGCTCGGTAGGGAGGCCGCCCTCGGCCACCTGGTGTGGGACCGTGAGCTGGTGCGCTGGGTGCGGGCGTGAGGGGCTCCGACATCACGGACCTGCGGTTCCTGCTGGCGATGCGGGACGTGCGCCTGGGCGCCCGCGTGTACTCCGAGACCGTCAGCCGGTGGGACCTGGCGTCGGCCCTGGACTCGGTGCCCGAGAGGGTGCTGCTCTCCAAGGCGAGCAAGGTGATCAAGCGCGGCCTGGTGACCGGCTGCGCCTGCGGGTGCCGGGGCGACTTCGCCCTCACCGAGAAGGGCATCGCCCTGCTGGTCGAGCACGGCGGAGACGTACAGCTCTAAGGATCTTTATGGTACGATGGGCAGGCCAGAGAGTACCCAGCGACCTTGGAGGATCACGTGTTCGAGCCTAAGCCTGGCGCCCCCAGGACGATCCTCGTCGATGTCGACGGGACGGTGGCCCTCCGTGGCGACCGGTCGCCGTACGACGAGACCCGGGTGCACGAGGACCTGCCTAACCCGCCGGTGGTCGAGGTCGTGAGGGCCATGCACGCCCGGGGCCTCAAGGTGATCTTCTGCTCCGGTCGGACCGACGCCTGCTACGAGGCCACCAGCCTCTGGATCAAGCAGAACGTGCTCGCCGAGCCCACCCACCTGTTCATGCGCAAGGCCGGCGACACCCGCAAGGACTCGATCGTGAAGCGGGAGATGTTCGACCAGCACATCCGCGACCGGTTCGATGTCCAGTTCGTCCTGGATGACCGGAATCAGGTCGTCGAGATGTGGCGCTCCCTGGGCCTGACGGTCCTGCAGGTCGCCGATGGAAACTTCTAGGAGGAACCAGGATGAATGACACCTGCCCGACCTGCGGGCCCGGCTACCGGTACGGCGACGAGGGCTGCCGGCACGAGCCATCGCGCGTGTTCGACTTCCCGCTCCGGGTCGACCCGGAGGTGCCGGACGACGAGGTCCGCGTCGAGCCCCCGGAGGGGCTGACCGAGATCCAGCGGATCAACGCGCGGCTGGAGAGGCTGGAGACGTTCGTCCGGATCACGTCAGCCCACCACCCGCTCCGCGACCTGCCAGCCGAGCTGAACCGGGCCATGGTGGATAAGAACAATGCCGAGTACCAGCTCGGGTTCGTCCGGCACAAGCTTGCCAACGAGCAGGAGCGCTACGAGTCCGCCCGAGCGCGGGCGGCGGCCGCCGAGGCCGAGCGCGACGAGGGGAAGAAGGACCTCGACGCTTTCGTGTCGACGGTCAACCACGTCATTGAGATCCTTGACGGTGCGGGAGTCCCCGATGAGGGGCGTACCGTGCAGCAGCGAGTCGGCCAGCTCGTGCACATGTTCGACCTCGCGCAGGCGCAGCATGTCGAGGTGGTCCGTCTCCTCAAGGCCGCCGAGGCCAAGCTGGCCAAGGTCGCGGACGGTAGACCGTGAGCCGGCATAGCGCCGACGACCGCCGCAGCGAGCTACGTGGCGAGGTCTGCGGGGTGGGGCACCCGGACCGGCCAGAGGTGCTCTGCGACAAGCACGTTCCATGTTTCGGCCAGCACTCCAGCGTGGCGCACCTGACGAGCTGGCCTGGCCGGTCGGTGCCCAACCGCAAGAGCAGGACGGTGGAGATGACGAAGATCGCCAACGCAGCAGCCCGGAGGACGACGTGAGCGACTTCTTCGACGGCCCCCTACCGACCGAGCAGGAGAAGGTCCTGCACCACCTGCGGGTCGGGAGCAGTGTGGATGTCAGTAAGAGGGCTCTCTCTCACCTGAGACTCCCCAGCGGCGTCCACAACGCGACGCTGGAGGTCTCCGACCAGGAGAGGTTCATCCAGGACGAGCTGGCGTTCAAGCTCACCGCCTACGTGCTGGCCGACCACCTGCCCCCGGAGCGGTACGAGGCCGGCACGGTGGTGGAGTTCAAGCAGCCGGCGTCCTGGTGGCAGCACTGGAAGCTGGCCCACTCTCGCGGGCGCCTGCTCGGCTGGGTGGCTCGGCGGTGGCCCGTCCAGATGCTCACCGTGACCGAGCCCGTCACGCTCGCCGTGGACCTGCACAAGGCGTACGCGTTCCCCGAGGCGCCCTCGATGGAGTGGCCCCACGAGCAGCTCGGCCGGCCGGTGCGGATGCACTACCTGAGGACCGAGTTCTTCGGGACCGAGTCGCGCTTCGAGGTCGAGTGATGGCTGCCGGGCAGATCTTCACCCTGGTGATGCTGGCGATCGTCGCGATCTGCTACCTGGTCTTCTTGCGGGTCGCCTGGAAGGCCCGGCACGAGCACAAGCGTAAGTTCCCCGTCGAGGCGGACATCGTGGAGGAGGAGCGCGACCTGTGAGCGAGGAGGAGACCACGGCGAAGATCGCCGCGCTGTACGACGTGCCGGTGGAGATCGTGCAGGACTACTACGGCCTGCATCAGTTCCAGAGCGACACAGAGGCGCTCGGTATGAAGATCGTGAACGAGGAGGTCGCCGCCGTCGAGGAAGTCGTCAGAGAGCGGCTGAAGAGGCTCGGTCGGTGATGGCTGACTTCGCCGATGGTCTCGACGTGGTGGCCAATGTGTTGACGGTCCCGTGGTGGGTCTTCATCTCCATCAGCATCGCCGACACCTTCGGCTCCAAAGGATCGGGACTCAGGCGCGTGACGAGCTGGCTGGTCGTGGAGATGCTGCCGTGGGCCATATTGATAGTGGCCGTCGAGACCGCCGACTCCCTGGTTCGCCATAGGTGGGTATCGGCAGTACTGAACGGCGTCATCCTCGTCTTGTACCTGCTGCGCTGGCACCATAACGACGACGACCGGTGGAAGCGCAGGCGCCGGAGGCTGGTCGAGAAGGTCAAGCAGCTCGGCTCCCGGCTGGTGGTCGCGCCCAGCGAGACGTAGCACTGTCCTACCTGCTGACCCACCTCCGAATGAGCAAGGGAGGTGGGTCGCTTGCGTCATGACGCGGCACGACCGAAGAAGCTGGTCGCCGAGGACCAGGAGTCCACGGCGGCGGAGCCGATGAGAGGCAGCCAGCCGTCCGTGCGCCGCAACCCCTCCACAGATCAGAAGAAGACGCGCCGGCAGATGCAGCGATCCCAGCAGAGGACCGCCATCAGCGTCTGCGCGGCCTGTCAGGCGTCGTCAGCCGGACCCTGCCAGTCATGCGGCTGCACCCTCGTCACGAGGGCGACCGTGCTCCCTACCAACGCGGAGCGACTGCAGTCGGGCCACGTCCTGCGGCTGCCGTCCGGCCAACGGGTCAAGGTCAAGGGCGTCAGGCCGCACGAGAACAGCGGCGGCCACCTGTACCTGGACACCGACATAGGCACCAGCGTGGTGGACCGCAAGGCCCAGTTCCACGTCATGCAGGGCGACGCCGCCGAGCGCGGCGCCCCGTTCAAGCAGCCGACCAACCGCGAGACCCCCGGCAACTTCAACACCAACCTGGCCGAGTCCACGGAGAAGCCCGAGGCCGCCCCGGCGGCCGGCAAGTGCCCCAACTGCGGCAAGGGTCCGCTGGTCAACCACGGGGGCAAGATGGTGTGCCGGAACTGCGGCTACACCAGCTCCGGCGGCGACTCCGACTTCGGCGACGCAGGGTACCGACGCCCCACCGCCTTCCTGCACGACGGCATGACGGCCGTAGCCCGGCGAGCCCAGACGCTCGTGGAGAGGACAGAACAGTGACCACCCGAGCAGACATCTTGCGGTCCATCAACGCGGCCCGCTCCGGCGAGGAGCAGCGGCTAGCGGTGCTCGCCCTGGACGCCTACGACCGGCAGGTCGTCGCGCGCCAGCGGTCCGACCGAGAGCTGGACCTGACCAACCGCGTCGTCCAGGACCGGATGGTCGCGGTCGCCACGCACGAGCGGTCCACCATCCAGACCGACTGGCTCGGCGACGTGACCGCCTCGGCCGGACCGGACGCCGAGCAGAAGGTGATGGCCGAGGCCGCCCTCTGGTACCGGGGCACGCCGGAGATGGTGCGCCAGGACGCCGAGGAGTTCACCATCCAGGCGCAGGGCAAGGCCCGGCGCGTCGCCAGCGCGTACGGCGAGTCGGCCGAGGCGCTGGAGCGGTCGTTCCTGAACTACGTCGCGTTCCTGAGCCGGCAGGCAGCCAGCGGGCTGGACCAGGTCCAGCAGCTGGTGGACTCGCACGAGGACCCGAAGCGGACCCCGCTGCCGACCGAGGTCTTCGACACCTTCCAGCCCGAGGTCGACCCGGTCAACGCGGGCGTCACCGGCACCGAGACCTCCGAGCGCGCCCCGCTGATGCAGGAGATCATGCAGGGCGACGCGTACGGCGAGGGACCGGAGAAGCCGGGAGGGCACTCCACCAGCTTCGACGGCTCCGGCGGATACTCCGAGGTGCCCGCCGACGCCGCCGACGCGCACCGGACGGCGGCGGTCAACCAGCTGCTCACCCTCGATGACTACCGGCTGCAGTTCGCCGCCGAGGCCCGGAGGGCGGACCCAAAAGAAGGTAGCTCCCACGAGGGGCGCATCGACCACGAGACCAGCAGCGACGGGCCCCGGATCCCGAGCCTGCCCGGCGCCCCGTCGGACTCGAAGGCCCGCGAGTACCAGGACGAGTTCGAGGAGAACACGAAGAGGCTGCGGGACGAGTTCGAGGAGAACGAGCGCTCGCGCAAGCAGGGCGCGTCCGGGCTGGACGAGGTCCAGCAGGTCGTGAACCCGCACGAGGACCCCGCCCCGACGCCGATGCCGACGGACGTGGCCTTCCCGTGGGTGGACGGGCAGGACGAGTACGAGCAGGACCACCCCGGCCAGAAGGCCGCCGTGGCCCGGCACCGGCTGGTGGCCTCGATCCTGAGCAAGGAGCCGGCCTCCGTCACTCGTGCTGAGCTGCGGGAAGTGCTCTCGTTCGCCAAGGACGTGCGCGGCGGCGAGTACGCCAGCACGATGGCGGCGAAGCTGGCCAGCGCCGACACCGGCCCGAGCACCTGGCACCAGGCCGTCTACCACCTCGGGGTGGCTGATCCTGAGGTCGCGCGTACTGCAGTCAAGAAGACCGCAGACCAGTGGACCGCGCCGCACGAGGTCCCCGGCGGCCAGGTCGCCAACTCGCCGGCCACCACGCCGGAGTCGTCGAAGGGCACGTACGCGGACGGGTACGCGGAGGGCGGCGAGGACGCCAGGTCCGGCGAGGCCCCCACCTTCGCGGACGCGTCCAGCCACGCTCCGGAGTTCGTCCAGGGCCACACCAAGGGCTACCAGGACGCCAAGCAGACCGTCGAGAAGGGCCTGCCCAAGGACGAGCCGGCCTCGATGGGCGGCCAGGCCGCGCAGACCCCCGGCGCCGACGCCACCAGTAACCCGTACGCCGACCCCGGCGGCCGGTCGTACGCGAGGAAGATCTCCAGCCTCGTCAGCACCACGGCGGCCCGGCAGGACGCGGACTTCCTCAAGGGCATGCGGTACGCCCAGAAGTGGCGCCCAGGGCGTCCGCTGGTGACGCAGGGCTCCGCCGAGTTCGAGGGCGGCCTGTACGCGGGCATCAGCGACAACGCCGACAACCAGTACGCCTGGGTCGCGGAGCACCAGCGGCTCGCCCGGCGGGACCAGCGGTTCGCGGACCGGATCAGTCGGCACGCGGAGTACAGCGAGACGGTGGCTACCGACCTGCGGGCCATGGTCGTCGGGCCGTACCTGCGGCTGGAGGCGGCCACGTCCACCGACCTGGACACCACGGCGCCGAACACCAGCCCCAGCCCGGTCGGGGACACCCCGATCAACGGGCCCGGCAAGGTCCCCCCGCTGGCTGGCCAGGAGGACCCGGCCGCCGCTGGTGGACCTGCGCCATATAATTCAGCTCCTCCCTACGGCAAACCTGTGGTTCCGCAGGGAGAGATGGCTGCCGGTACAGGGTCAAATACGACCATCAATACCACCATAGGTGGTCCGATGGATCAGGCCGCTGAAGAACGTCGACGCATGCGCCCTACCACCTTGGCCTTTAGGCATCGAGTACAAGCGTCTCTGGTGCAGGACCGTCAGGAGAGGGTGAATGCCAGCTCTCGCCCTTGATCACTCGCGTCATTTGCGTGGGACTGATGCCGTACTCTCTGGCCAGTCCTCGATAGGTGCCCGTGCCTTCGATGAATCTCCTTCGGACTTCGTGAACCTGATCCCAGGTGAGGATGGCTCGGCCGTGGTCTTCGCCGCGACGCAGGTGTCCTCCGTCTCGCCCCCGCTCGACTCTGTCCCTGACGTTTTGAGCGTTGTTGCCGAGATAGAGGTGGGACAGATTTACGCAAGGTCGGTTATCACACCGATGGAGAACGTGCTCTTCGTCAGTGATCGCTGGAGCAACCATGATGCGGTAGATCCAGCGATGGGCTCGTACGACTCGGCGCCGGTTACGGCTATGAGGGTTAGGTGCCCCTCCATGAAACTGCCCGTACCCCTTGGCGTCGGTATGACTTGTCCAAGTCCAGCAGGCGTCTTCGCCTCTCGACTTGTCGACCTTGATCCAGAAGCGGGCGAGAAGATCTTCAACGGTTGCCTCCATGGGTGCAACCTTACCTGGGGGAGGACCACATGTCTGATGAGCTGAACGACCTGATGTGGGTGGAGGCCACGCGAGACCTGGAGTCCGAGGCGAGCGAGATGTCCGCCGAGCGGGCCAGGATCGCCAGCTCCTCGCTGTGGCCGTTCCTGGCCGCCGCCCGCTCCGAGCCCGAGTTCGACGGCCGCCTCAGCGTCGCCGCCGAGCACCTTGAGGCCGTCGCCGTCGAGACCGGCCACCCCGTCGAGGCGCTGGCCGCCGACCTGCGGGGGCAGTGGCGGCTGCTCGCGGAGGCTCGCGGCTCCGACCCGGTCGACCACGAGGGGCACGACTACGACCACGACGACGAGGACCCCGAGGGCGACGAGGAGGACGCGCAGAACGGCGCCGAGTGGGACAAGCACATGGGCTACAGCCCGTACGACCACTACGCGTCGCTGCGCACCGCCTTGGAGGAGGGCGTCGACCCGCTCTCCTGGGTGGAGGACGAGGCGGAGTACGGCTCCGGAGCCGAGGAGGTAGGCGGCCACCAGAGCGGCGCCACCGCGTCCCGGGACGCCGACCCAAAAGCCTGAGCCCCGTGCAGGGGCAGGGTCCGGTATCGGACACCAACGTCCCCCAGGACCCAGGCGGGTCCGGCGCGGGGATGGCCCCGATGCCCGACTCGGGCGTGCCTGGCGGGGGCGCCCCAAGCAGCGGCGGGGGCAGCGACTTCGACCCCGCGTCCCTCGCGGGCGCGAACGCCAACACGACCCCCGAGGGCACCCAGTCCGACATGACGGGCCGGATGCTCAACTCCGCCATGCTGGTGGCCGCCGCGAACCCCGAGCTGGACGACGAGGCGTGCGCGACCCTCGCGGTCCTGGCCGGCCGCCGGCTGGCCGCGAACCCGCTGGGGTACGGCCACCGTCCGTCCGTGGAGGGCCCGCTCACGCAGCGGGTCAAGAACCGGGTCAACGAGCTGGTCAGCGGCGAGTACCAGAGGCGACACCAGCCGCGCCCGCAGGGCCGCCCGAGCGGGCAGCCCGGCGCGGGCAAGGGCGTCCGCCCTACCCCGCGCCCGGCCCCGAGCGTGGGCGAGCAGCTGCTGAACCTCGTCCCCCTCAAGCCGCACGAGCGCAGGCTGGTGGACGGCATCCGGGGGCTCATCAAGAAGCACCGCGACCGGGCGGGCAACCCTCCTCCTCCGCACCACAACGCCCCTCCGGTACCGGCCCCGCCGTGGCTGGACGAGGACGACCAGGAGGACGTCGACCGGCCCGACGAGCAGCCCCGGCCGGCCGCGCCTGGGGTGCTACCTCCGGGGGCTAGCCCCCACGACTTGAACGGTGACGACGAGGGCTCGTCCGAGGGCGAGTCCAGCGGCAGCAAGGCCGCCGTGCGGCACCAGGCCGACAACCCGCTGGACTTCGGCAACCGGGCGCCGGTGCCGGAGGGCCCGCTCGAGCAGAAGGCGGTCGACTCCATCAACGAGGCGGAGGACGCGGTCCCGATGCCCGGCGACACCTCGAAGGTACCGGGCATGGGGGGCGGCAAGGGCTCCGGAGGCAAGGCGCCGGAGGGCGCTGGTGCCGGCGCGGGCGAGGCGGCCGGCGGCGAGGCGGCCCTGGGCGAGGTGGGCGAGCTGGCCCCGATGATCGCGGTCTGAGCGTGGTCAACGACGGCGACGAGGTCTTCTACTCAGGCTACGAGCGCGCGGGGGCGCTGGTGGGCGACCACGGCCAGGTGCTGGCCTCCAGCGGGTCCGCAGCGCACGTGAAGTGGAGCACCGGCGCCCGCGCCGGCTCGGTGAGCCTGGAGCACCAGGACGACCTGGAGCCGCGCCGCGCCACCCGGTCGCTGCTGGCCGACAGCCTGGAGTACGGGGAGCTGCAGGTGGCCGCCGCCCGTAGCCGGTACGACGAGGCCGGCCCGCAGGGCGTGCTCTCGATGCTGGCGGAGGACGGCCACCTGATGGCCTTCGCGGAGATCGCGGAGGAGGCGCTGGCGATGGTGGCGTATCGGGTGCGGCACGACCCGTCGGTGCGGGCCGCTACGGCGTCCCTGGACGACGACGAGGGCGAGCAGGTGGTGAGGGCCGCGTCGGCGGCCCTCATCTACGACGCGTTCAGCCTAGAGTGAGCGTCCGCTCGGCGGCCGCGACCCGGGGGTCGTCGTGGCGCGAGCTGTCGAGCAGGTAGTTCTCCAGCTCGTCCATCTCCTCGATGTCGTCCCGAGTGACGTGCCGCAGGGTGGCCCAGGAGCCGTCGTCCTGGCGCTTCTGGATGTCGGCCTCGGCGCCACGACTCAGCAGCCCGACGGTCTCGTTCAGCGCCTGCCACAGGCCCTCGGGGGCCGGGGCCTTGCCGTTGACGCCGTTCGGGTACTCGAAGCTCACTCGGTAGCTGAGTCGCTGTCCACGCTTCATGGTCTCTCCCTGGCCGGTTCTTCTGGCGATGAGTCCATAGTACCATAAGGATCCTTGTAGTGGCTAGTCCTCCGAGACATCCACTGGAGCAGTAGGGCGACCTCGACGTACTCGACGGCCCAGTCCTCGTCGTACCAGCGCTCGACCACGCGGCCTCCTGGTCTTAGGTCCTACGTCCAGTAGTCGACGTAGCCCCACGGCGGATGAGTGTGACCTGCCTCACCGTTTTAAACGATCTGCCACTTACCTACTGCCCGCCCGGTGCCGAGCCCGGCGTAATAGGCAGGAGGTGGGGCATGCCGAAGTACCCCGTCAACGACCGTAAGTGCGAGGACTGCGGCGAGCGCGTCCCGCCGGGCACGCCACGCCGGACCTCGGACGGCCAGCTCGTGTGCTCGAAGTGCTTCACGCGCCGGTCCGCCATGACCCTCTACCGCCAGGCGGCCGAGCAGTACCCGACCTCGGAGCCGGTGGCCCCCTCGCGCCCTGACTGGCGCCAGGATGCCGCCAGGGCCCGCACCGCCGCGCTCGTCAAGAGGGCGCACGATTCGGGCAATCAGGTAGATATCTACCACTGTCCGTTCTGCGGCAGCGGTCAGGTCGTGGGTAGATCTGACCGGACCGTCGAGTGCACGTTCTGCAACGCCGTGTTCACCGTCCAGGTCCAGCCGATGTACTCCGGCGTCCCGCAGACCATCGACGGCGAGTCCGTCGAGGAGCCCGGCGCCCCGGGGATGGATGGCGAGCCAGACGTGGCCGGGGACGAGATGCTCCCCGAGGAGCAGGGCACCATGAACGGCCAGCTGCCCCCCGAGGAGGACGCGGACCAGGACGGCGAGCCCGACGACGAGGAGGGCGACGACGAGCCCGCGTTCCTGAAGGGCTCGATGCTGCGGACCGCCAACGGCACCCCCGTGCCGATCCCCGACCTGATCAACCACATGGCGCTGCTCCAGGCCACCGACGAGGAGCGGCCGGCGATCCTGGCCCGCATCCGCGAGGAGCGCGCACGATGACCCGGTACCGCGCGGCCGTAGACATGCGCCTGCCTGGCCAGTCCGTCAGCCGCGACGACGTGCTGGACATGGACACCTCGACCGCCATCGCCCGCAGGGACGTGGAGGGCATGGTCTCTCGCGGGCTCCTGGTGGCCGTGGAGGACGAGCAGGACCAGCCACCGGAGCAGGAGCCCGACTCAGCGGCCGAGGAGCGCATGTCGACTCCTCGGGGCCGCAAGAGGGGGCGCTGATGAGCGCGCCCCCGTCGATGCTCGCCCTCGTCCGCGACGGGAAGATCGACATCCCGTTCCTGTGCGTGGAGCGGGAGTGCGAGGGCAGCCGCTACCACACGCCGACGCCGCTGGAGGTCGCGCCGTACCTGTTCCACGTGGACGACATCGCCGCGTACTACGGCCCGTCCACGAGCGACGCGACCTGGCTATGCGGCACCTGCGCGGCCAACCTCCGCGTCTTCTTCGGGCTGATGCGCGGCACCGACGGCAGCATGCCCTGGGAGGTCCAGCGGGAGTTCGGCAACGGCATCCGCCGGATCGGCAAGATGATGTGGAGGGCAGCTGATGCCTGAGCGCCGCAGGAGGAGGGTCGTACGCGCCCCCCAGGCGTCCCGACGCGCGTCGGTGGCGCAGCAGCAGGCCACCTTCGCCCAGCTCGCCTCGGCCGCCCGTAGGGGCGGCTCGCAGGCCGTGGAGGGGCAGGAGGCGGAGCTGGCCGAGATGGCCAGGTCGCGCCGGCGTATCGCGGTGGCCTCGGGCGCCGGGTCGGCCCCGTACGGCGGGGGCGGCAGCGTCAGCTTCGCCACCGGGCGGCCCCGAGACCCGTTCTTCTACTGGCGGCAGAACAACCTCTTCTACGACTTCGAGGACAACACCCAGCTGACTCGGGTGCGGCAGTTCTGCCACCTGCTGTACACGAGCCACTCGCTGATCGGGTCCTGCGTCGACATCTACACCGAGTACCCGCTGCTCGGGATGGAGCTGCGGTCGAAGGACGACAAGATCACGGACTTCTACTCAGATCTTTTTATGTCGCCGCGCCGGCTGAACTACCCGAAGTTCTTGGCCGACCTCGGCCGGTCGTACTGGCTGCTCGGCGAGGCGTGGCCGTTCGGCTCCTTTAACGAGAAGCTCGGCGTCTGGGAGGACGAGGAGCTTCTCAACCCGGACGACATCGACGTGGAGCGCTCCCCGTTCCAGCGGGAGCCGCGCTACCTGATGCGGCTGCCCTCGACGCTGCGCGAGCTGCTGCAGAGCCGCTCCCCCGCGTACGAGTACCAGAAGCTGATCCAGGCGTACCCGGAGCTGGTTCGGTACCAGAACGAGGCGGAGATGATGCCCGTCAGCGGCATCCTGCTCCGGCAGCTGAAGTTCGACGGGCTGATGTTCAACAAGCGCGGCATCCCGCTGCTCAACCGGGCGCTGCGCCCGATCGTGCAGGAGGAGATGCTCAACTCGGCGATGGACGCGATCGCCGATCGGCTGTACGTGCCGCTGCTGATCGCCAAGCTCGGGGCGTCCGCCAACGACCTGGGCACCGAGGTACCGTGGATCCCCACCGAAGACGACATGGCCGCGTTCGAGGAGACCGCCGACGCCGCGCTGGCCGCCGACTTCCGGCTGCTGATCACCAACTTCGCCACCAGCGTGGAGTCCGTGTTCGGCCGGGAGCAGATGCCGGACCTGACCGCCGACTTCGAGCGCATCGAGGACAAGATCCTCCAGACGTTCGGGCTCTCTAAGACGATGCTCACCGGGGCGAGTTCAGGCGAGACGTACGCGGCGGACGCGCTCAACAGGGACCTCATCAGCCAGATGCTGACCCGGTACCAGCGGATGCTCTCCGACCACTACGAGGAGCGCGCGCTCGTGGTCGCCGAGGCGCAGGGGCACTTTGATTACGAGGAACGCGGCGGTAAGAAGTACGTCAAGATGGAAGAGATCCTCGAAGTGGACGAGGAGAGCGGCGAGGAACGAATCATCCAGCAGCCCAAGCTGCTCATCCCAGAGCTTCGCTTCAAGACGCTCAACCTGAAAGACGAGGAGGCCGAGCGGGCCTTCTACGAGCAGCTCCGCGAGGCCGGCGTCCCGATCTCCATGAAGACGCGGCTGATCAACGTGCCCATCGACCTCCAGGACGAGATGGAGATCAGCCAGGACGAGCAGGTCCAGCTCGCGGTGAAGGAGCAGGAGACGAGAAAGGCGATCTTCCTGGCGCTCCGTCAGAAGGGGCTGCCGATCCCAGCGGACCTGCTGGCGGACTTCAGTCCGCAGATCAACCCTCTCCCGCAGCCGGCGGACATGGCCAGCCGGGTGCCGATGCTCGGTATCGACCCGCTGACCGACACCCCGAACCTCGCCCCGACCGGCGAGGACCTGGCCGCGCTGCCCACCGAGGGCACCGAGATCGCGGGCCAGCCCAGCCAGCCCGTGGAGCCGGTCGCGGTGATCGGCGGAGACGGCTCGATCACGCCGATGGGCGACCAGTCGCAGCGACCACCGGAGAGTGACGAGATGCGCGCCGACATGCCAAAGGCGGCGTCGATACTGAGCGAGGCCGCGCTGTGGCGGAACGCCAAGACGATGCGCCACGTGGTAGACGAGCAGCTCGGCAAGGTCTCGGACGAGATCGCTCGGCAGCGCGACATGCTGGTCACTGCGCAGGTGGTCCAGGGTCAGCACGAGGGCGACGAGACGCCGCCGTTGGACATGGAGCCCGCCGGACTCACAGGGCCGAGGCACGTTGGAATGCGTCGATACCTGGACATAGACGACACCGTACCAATGGAGGAGTGGTAGGCCGGCGGCGCGAAATGAGTGGATCCCGATCACTCTCTGGCCGCCGACCTACAAGGAACTTTAGCAGATAGGAGGCCACGATGGCCAGGAGAGTACAAGTGGCCACCGGCCACGCTGACGTGGTGCTGCCGGACGGGTTCCGCCACCAGGCCGGCGACCAGGTCACGCTGACGGACGCCCAGTACGCCCAGATCGGCACCGCCGTCACCGCCGGGGTCGTCACGGACCTCGGGGAGGTGGCCGACGGGGCGGTGACCGTCAACGGCAAGACGGGCTCCAACATCACCCTGACGCCCGCCGACCTCGGGCTGCCAAACATCGCGGTGCAGGCCAGCGCCCCCAGCTCGCCGGCCACCAACGACGTGTGGCTGGACACGTGAGTACCTGTCGCCCCCCGCGCCAGCGCGGCGAATAGACAGGCAGAGGAGGCACGATGGGACTGGGCAGCCGACGCGCTAGCCGTCACGACACCGAGGCGGTGCGCAAGCTCGCCGGAGTGCGCTCGGAGGACTACTGGGATCACTCGCCGGGCGACCACGTGATGACCTGCGACGGGTTCCCCGGCGTGGTCACCGCCGTGCTGGACGGGTTCGCCCCGGGCAACGAGTCGTACGAGGTAAAGCTGGACGGCGGGACCGGCGGCGGCCTGTACTCCAGCGGGCAGCTGCGGCAGCGCGCCAGCACGGAGGCGAGCACCGCCCACACGGCGGAGTCCGACTACCCGGAGCTTGGGTCGATCCTCCGCGACCGGCCCGACCCGGCGCTGGACCAGGTGATGGCCCGCCGGCAGGCGGCGGAGTACTCCCCGGAGACCGAGGAGGCCGAGCTGGTCAACCCCGGCATCTCCGCCAGCGACCCCGAGCTGGACCCCGACGCGGTCGAGGAGGACTTCGACCACCAGGCGTCGCTGGGCACCAGCACCGCGTACGCCATCCTCGCGGAGGCGATGGCGCAGGGCGCCACCGACGCGGAGGTGGACAGCCTGATGGCCGCCGCCGGCCTGCGCCGGTCCGCGACCTCAGCGAACCCGTGGGGCGAGCCGGAGCCGCGCCGGGTGGACTACCAGCCCGGCCCGACCTCGCCGCCGAACCCCGGCCAGAACCCGGCCTCCGCCGGGCCGCTGTCGGCGATGGACCCGGACGGCTGGAACCGTGGCGAGCTGCCGACCCGGGTCACTCCGATAGACGCGTATGCCGCGCTGCACGACGAGCCCGAGCCGGCGCTTCCGTTCACCGACGGCGCGGACGAGGCCGACTCGGACCTCCCGCGCCAGGCGCGCTTCCACTTCGCCAACCCTGCGCTGCTGGCAGCCCTACCCGAGCTGATGGGCGCCAGCGAGGCGGGTGCCGGCGGCGAGCTGGCGGGGTCGCTGCCGGGCATGATGGGCGGCGGTGAGTCCCACGGCGGAGGGGCCGACGAGGACGCGGGGTCGCACCCGACGCCAGACCCGACCCAGACCGGCGAGCAGGCGATCCGGGACCCAGCGGTGACCTCCCGCGCGGGCCTGAACATCGAGCCCGACCCGGAGATGGACGACGCGGCCATGTCCGACCTGGCCCCTAGGGCGGCGATGGCCGACGACGTCGACGACGTGGTCAGGCAGTTCCAGGCCACCGCAGCCGGCAGGGACTTCAGCTCGGGGGTGAGCAAGACGGCGCTGAAGGACTTCACCGCCGACGAGCGTAAGTCTCTGATCGATGAGGGGCGCGGCACCCGTGCAGGAAATCTTGACAAACTGGACGTAGCCGGCACCCACTACGCAGCGCAGCTCGATGACGAGGACGTGACATGGCTGGGATGACCGACGCTCCGGTACCGATCGACAAGCAGCTCACCCCGCGCGCCGCGCGCAAGAGCCGTACCCCCGAGTCAGAGGCCCCGCCGACGCAGCCGATGGTCGAGGAGTTCCGGGTGGTCGATCCGTTCGAGGGCAAGACCACCAAGGTCGAGGGCGTCGTCGGCCTCTACCACGTGGCCCAGGTGAGGGACGAGATCGCCGCCGCCGCCGGTCTGGAGCCCGACGGCGTCCAGATCGCGCTGATCCTCAGGGACCCGTACAGCGAGGCCAGCGAGGACAACCCAGGCGTCGTCTACGTCAGCCCCGCCGTCGACGTGAAGCTGGTCAAGAAGGCGCTGGCCGACCACGAGGCGGACCCGCAGTACGGGGTCACCGAGGAGCACGCCGAGTGGCTCAAGCTCAAGGAGAGGCTCCAGGGCGACGAGGACATGTCCACCGCCGAGCTTCGTGACGCACTGCGGGCCGTGGCTAACCGTATGTAGCCACTGTCCGCGCGGCGTCGAGCCGCTCGAATAGACAGAGGGAACGCTTCTCACGTTGGAGGGAAGATGGCACTCATCGGACTCGTACTCGTCATCGTGGCGGGGATCCTGGTCGTCGTCCACATCGCGCTCGGCTCCCGGGGGAACGCGTGGGCGGGCAGCGGGTACCTACTCCCGGTAGCCCTGCTCCTCGTGATCGCCGCCCTGGCCTTCTTCGGGGTCCAGCCACTCGTTAAGGGCTGAGCGATCAGCCGCGCAGCAACCAGCACGAGATGGGCGGCCCGTCATGGTCGATAGCGCACCATCCATGCACGAGATCAGCCGCCGGCTCGACGAGGTCGTGACGCGGCTGGAGTCGCTGTCCGGGCACCTGGAGAAGACGTACGTACGGCTCGACCTATTCCAGGCCACCCGGCAGCTCTCCGACACCGAGCGGCAGCAGATGGACGTGCGGCTGTCGAAGCTGGAGTCGAGGCAGGAGTGGCTGGTCCGCACGGTAGGCGGGATCATCATCGCAGCGGTCCTCGGGGCCGTCATCGCGACGACGAAGCTCACCGGCGGGGGATGACGACTGTGCTGAGGCGAGCGACGGCCGCCGCAGGCAAGGGCGTGGCCAAGGTCTTCGACCGGAAGACGCTGGTCGTCCTCATCGTGCTCGCCATCAGCCTCTCGGTCCTGTTCGCGGTGGTCGACAGCGTCCGGTCCCGTCGGGACGCGGAGCGGCACTCGATCGCCGTCGACGCGCACTCGGCCGCCGTCGACGCCCAGAACCAGCAGCTCATCAAGCAGGCGGCGGCGGCGGCCGCCGAGGCCCGCAGGAACACCCAGCAGCTGGCCCAGCTACAGGCCCAGCTCGCGGAGCAGAACCGCCAGCTGGCGGCCCTGAGGCAGCAGCTGCTGGACTCGGGCATCTCCCCGACCAGTACGACGCCTACGACTCCCTCGGGACCGTCAGCGACCGGCTCAGGGGCGGGGTCGCGCACCTCCGGCGGCCCTACCCCCGTGAGCCCGAAGCCGACCCCGTCGAGGCCCGTGGTGAAGCCCCCAGTCCCGCCCCCGCCCGCCCACGGACCAGGTGGGATCGTGGGGGTCGTCTGCAGCGTCCCCCTGGTCAACGACCTGCTGTGCTGAGGAGATCATGATGGACGAAGAGGGGCACTCGCCGCAGACCATCGACGAGCTGCGCACGGTCGTGGCCGGCCTGACGAGCGTGGTCAAGGACCTGCAGGTGACGGTGAAGGACCAGGTCCCGGTGACGACGAGGCGTCGGACGATCGGGTGGATCATCCTGCTGGTCCTGGTCGCGGCGATCGGCGGCCTGCTGATCACCCAGCGGATGGACACGGCCTTCCAGCAGAAGGCCAACATCGCCGCCTGCGAGGCAGAGAACGACCAGCTCCGCTCGGCGCGCTCCCTCTACCAGGGGTTGATCGTGGCGGAGCAGCAGATCCCGTCGACCTCCGGGACGAACATCTCGATCAAGCAGGCCAGGATCTCCGCGTACATGACGGCCATCAACGCCATCAAGATCACTGACTGCCAGCGGCAGTACGGGTAGCCTACTGACATGCGGTGGACGATCGAGCCGGACGGCGACGACCTGATGCTGATCGAGGGCCGCCGTGCGCGGCTCTGGGGCGCGACCGAGGACGAGGTCAAGAGGTACCTGCGCAAGCACATGACCTCTGGCGACGAGGTCCGCCGGGTCGAGCCCGACGGGTCGATCACGACGACTCGTGACGCTCCCCTGGGCCGCCGGCACTGGCGCAGCTAGCTCCTGCCGCCACGTATCCGAGCCCGAGGAATGGGTAAGGACACGGAGGTGGGCGGGATGCTGCGTAAGTTCGCGACCGCGATGGTGCTCGATAAGTTCGTGGTGCCAGCGGACGCCGGGGCCGAGGCCATGCGGCGGATCGCGCACCGGCACGAGTTCCAGTACGACGTGAGGCCGGGCTACCTCTATGTCCGTTCTCGTATGATTAGTTCCAGATGTAACGACAACTACGACGAGTTCCCCGCAGAAGAGATCAAGAAGGCGTACCGGACCTTCGTCGGCAAGCCCGTCTTCGTCAACCACAACAACGAGGACCACCGGCGCGCCCGGGGCGTGATCATCGACGCCGCCCTGCACGACGACCGGAACCCCGACGGCACCCCCGACCTGTGGGTCGAGGGGCTGATGGAGATCGACGCCGTCCGGTTCCCGATGCTGGCCAAGGCCATCGTCGCCGGCCACGTGGACCGCACCTCGATGGGCACCGACGTGGCGTTCTCCGTCTGCTCGATCTGCAACAACAAGGCCACCACGCCGCTGGAGTACTGCCGGCACATCCCCGCGCAGAAGGGGCGCCGGATCTTCCGCGCCAACCCGAAGACCGGCAAGAGGGTCGGCGTGCTGGTCCGGGAGACCTGCTACGGGCTCTCATTCTTCGAGAACAGCCTGCTGGTCGAGCCCCCGGCGGACCCGACGGCGTTCTTCACGGGCGTCGACGCGCGCGGGCTGAGCGCCCACGCCGCCCGGCACCCGGAGGCGCCGAAGGGCAAGCCGACCCCTAAGCGTCAGACCCCCGCCGCGCGCCGGCAGGAGGGCGAGCGGCTCGCGTCCCTGCGCGCCGTCGTCGCCGAGGGCGAGGAGGCTGGGCCGCCGCCGAACCACCGGCCGCAGGGCGACCCCGTGGTCCGCGAGGAGGCCGCCTGCGCGACCTGCGGCGGCGCGATCTTCCACTCAAAGAACGGCGACGTGTGGATCCACTCCGAGCAGACCGGCGGCGGGATGCCGCACCAGGCCAACCCCGGCGAGGAGGGGTACGACGGCGCCAGCGGCCAGATGGTCCCGCAGAACAAGGCGTACGAGAGCCACTCGACCAGCAAGGAGTCGCACCTCTCCGACGGCGCGCACAGCGAGAAGGAGATGGACGACTACAACCGTGGCCGCCGGGTGGACCTGGAGGACCCGATCGACCTCAAGAGCCACCTGATGGAGACCCACGGCTGGGCTCCGGAGGACTTCCACCAGCACGCCATGGACCGCCACCACCCGGCGCTCGGGGACACCGACGGCGCGAGCCGGCCGTACACCAGCACCGAGGTCCAGCACATCCACGCGTTCGAGCACACCCCGGCCGGCGGCGGCCACGACTTCCCGGACGCCCGGGTGGAGGACGGCATGCACAGGCACGCGTCGCTGGTGGCCGAGGCCAAGCCGAAGTACGAGGACCCGGGCGAGCACCCGGCGATGAAGGCGCTCGGCCTGCACCCCGGCAACGTCGTCGGCCACTGGGACATGGCCACCGACGAGGAGAAGGGCCAGGGCAAGAACTGGTACGAGGACGCCCACCACATCGCCAAGGCGATCGCGGGCGGCGACGCGCACAAGGGCGCGGGGGTGCTGGCCGCGTACTCCCCGCAGACCGCGTGGCCGGCGAACATGTTCAACGCGTCCCGGTCGTTCCGGGAGGGCAAGGCGATCGGCGGCAAGGGCTCCGGCGTGATGGCTTCTGGCCAGATGCGCGACGCCGCGCAGCGGATCATGAACGGCGAGCGGCACGAGGACGTATTCAAGGGCAACAAGATCAGCGACTTCGCGCACCTGATCGAGCACGGCGGCAACAAGGACGACAACGACCCGAAGGTCGTCGTCGACCGACACGCGCTGTCGGTGGCCGCTGGCCGTCGGCTCCCGGAGACCGAGACGGGCCCCGCGCAGGCTGCGATCGCGAACCGCCACTACTACCAGCACGCGGTGGACACCTACCACCAGGCCGCGAAGCACATCAACGAGCGCGACGGCCGCACGGGCGAGGACCAGGTGAAGCCGCACGAGGTGCAGGCCGTCACCTGGCTGGCCCGGCAGCGGATGAACCAGAAGGAGGACCGCGACTCCGGTACCGCGATGGGCAAGGGCCGCGCGAGCGGCTTCGAGAAGGCGCACCAGCAGTGGCTGGAGCATGCCCGGAACCACTACGACGGGTTGGAAGGCAACATGCACATGGCCCTGCTGCGCGCGCCCAAGGAGTCCCAAAGGCGCACAGGTGCCTAGGCTCGCGTACGGGGAGACGGTAGCGCCGGAGCAGGTCGACACGCTCCGGGACGAGGAGTGCCCGATCTGCGGCACCACCGACGCCTTCGACGGCGACCGGTGCCAGGAGTGCGGGTTCGTGCTGCCGCCGTCGTTCGTTCGCGACCCGGACCTAGAGCTGGCCAAGCAGCTGGACCTCCGAGGCAAGGACTCGGAGCCGCCGACGCTCACCCCGGAGGAGGCCGGCCCCGGCGGGCCCACCCCCGGGCCGGTGCCGCTGGACCCGGGCCAGATCGCGGAGGACGGCTCCGTGCCCAGCGAGGAGCAGGACACCGTCGACCCCGACGAGGTCCCCGAGGACACCGACGAGGACGAGGCCGCCGAGGACGGCGTCGCGGAGCTGCCGCCCGACGAGCAGCCCGCTGTCGACCCGGCGGCGGCCGAGGGGCACGTGCAGCAGGGCGGCGAGTCGTTCACCGAGGGGCCGAACGACCCCGAGAGGCCCGAGCAGCCCGTCGACCCGCAGGACCTCGACGAGGACGGCGAGCTGACCGAAGAGCCCCAAGAGGCCGCTGAGGAGCCCCAAGAGGGCGCTGAGGAACCCCCGGAGAGCTCGGAGGCCCCCGATGAGGTACCGGGAGCGGGTGTGGGCCCGGAGGACGACTCCGGGGTCGTGGAGGGTGACGTGGAGACCCTGGGCGAGGAGGAGCCCCAGCAGGCGACCACCGTCGGCGAGCCACCGCCCCCAGGGACGCCCGGGGACGAGACCCCCGACCTGGTGTGCCCGGCGTGCGGCTACACCGCGCCGGCAGCCCGACCGACGAGCACGAGCATGGACGACCCGTCGAGCCCGGACGCCGACGGTGACGGGCTGCTGGCCGGCGACGCGTGCCCGCAGTGCGGGATGGCCACGGTGATGCCGATCAGCGACCTGGAGGAGATGGACGCCGAGGCGCCCGTCGAGGAGGGGGTCGAGCCTGAGGACGACGCTGAGGGGGCGCCAGAGGAAGAGGGCGAGGCTCCCGAGGAGGACGAGGAAGTACCAGAAGAGGACGACCAGGACGGCGACGAGGAGAAGAAGCCGCCGTTCGAGTAGGAGCAGGTCGGGGCGGGTACCCGCGACCTGACGAGAGGAGCCATCATGCGCGGAGGTTACTGGGGCGGCGGCCTGGTCGGCCTGGTCCTGCTCATCATCCTGGTCGTGATCCTGGTGCGGCTCGTCTAGTAGATCATATGATGTAGGGGCGCCAGGGTGCTGCGGTCCTGGCGCCCCTCCCTGTCCTGTCCTGCCTCTCGGCCACGGAATGTGAGAGAGCCGCCGTCGGCGACTCAGCCAGGTCGAAGGACAGGAGTAAGCCGTGGCTAAGGCAAGCGCAGGGACGCGCCCGGTGATCGCCGCCGTGCAGGGCCAGCAGAAGAACCTCCAGACGCTCAAGGGCGTCGTGGTCGCGCAGTCCCACGAGATCGAGAAGCTGAAGCTCAAGCTGGCGTACGTGGCCCGGCTGGCCGGCGTCTCGGACGAGATGGACGCCATCGAGAAGCGCGCCAACCAGATCAAGCGGGCCGACGTGGCGAACCCCGGCCAGCCGGTCCCCGACCCCGCCTCCCAGGGCCCGACCGAGAGCACCGAGCAGGCCGTCACCCCCGAGACCTACGACGACCCGCGCCGGCCCGGTCAGACCCCGGGCTCCGTGCAGGACCTGCCGGCGGACGCCACTGACCTGGCCCTGAACCCGGGCGAGACCCTGCCGACCTCCCCGTACGGCGACATGGTGGACGTGACCGCGCCGGTGGCCGGCACCGAGACCCACGTCCCGAACGAGCAGACCCGGATCGAGACCGACGTGCGGGTCGGCGACCCGATGAGCATGGACACCGCGTTCCCCTGGGTCACCAGCCCGAACCAGTCCAACGGCCAGCCCCCGGCGTCCGGCGAGATGGGCCAGGGCAAGGCGGCGTCGGTGTCCTCTGAAGACCTGGCGCGGGTGCGGACGTTCGCGTCCATCACACTCGCCCGGCTGCGCATCCAGGCCGGCATCGCCCAGGGCGACGACCTGTCGGTGGCCGGCTCGATCGAGCAGTCCGAGCTGACCGACGGGGCGATCGACCACGAGATCAAGACGCTGTCCAAGGTGCAGAAGGCCGCAGCGCAGCGGCCACGGCCGGCCGGGCTCGTCCCGCGATCGGCCAGCGCCCAGCGGACCACCCCGTCGCTGGCGGGCGGGGCGACCCCGTTCGCGCAGCCGGCCGTGAGCCAGCTGGTGGAGGACTCCTTCCTGTAGGCCCTCCGCAGAGACCCCGCCACCCCTCGTGGGCGACGGGGTCTCGTCCTGTCCGAGGGCGGTCGAGCGCGGAGAAGGTGCAGGAGGAAGGGCTCGACGGAAGGTCCGGAGGGTCGACACGGCTCCCAGACAAAAGGAGGGCTGCATCTCATGCTTCGAGTGCGAGACGCCAGCAAGTCCTATCTCAAGCGCACGCTCCGGGAGCTGTACGGCTTCCACCAGGCGACCCCGAAGAGCGTGTTCCTCGACGCCGCGTGGGACCGGTCGGTAGCCATCTGGCCCGGCATGGTCATGTCGCGCACGTCCGGCGAGAACGTCACCCTGTACGGCGCCAGCCCGCTGAACGTGGCGTACGGCCTGTGCGGGATGTACATCGGCGGCGACGGCATCGACGAGCTGCTCAACGCCGGCCTGAACGTGATGGCGGTCTGGGTACTGAACCGGGACGCGGAGTTCGAGGTCCTCGCGCCGGCCTTCGACACCACGGCCACCTACACCGACCCGGGCGACGGCACTGAGGTGCTCCTCACGGCGGCCGTCAGCGGCGCGACCCGAGGCAAGCTCACCACCACCGGGGCCAACTCCGGCAACGCGATCGCGCGGCTGCTGAAGGTCAACTCGGCGACCAAGATCACCATCGGCGGACTCCGCTAAGACCGCTGCGAGAGGAGAGGTAACCAGCATGAGCACTGCGCTCGCCCCCAGCGGCCTGTACGGCAAGGTCGCCATCAAGAGCGACGACTACGTCGCCGCACTGGAGCGGAAGCGGGCCTCGGGCCCGCTGGACCACACCCAGAAGGTCCGTCGCCTGGCGATGGTCCTCTCCGACCAGGTCGACGGTATCCGCCGGCTCGGCGTCGGCATGGTCGGCCCGATCCAGCTGAAGCTGCGCTACCAGGGCATCACCCGCAACGTGCTGGTCGAGGACCCGGTCACCCCGGGCACCCCGGTCCAGTACGACGTGTGGGACGACCTGGGCCAGGCGTACCTCATGTCCAGCACCGACGGCGAGGTCCGCGTGACCCCGTTCGAGGGCAAGCGCGTGGACGTGAACTTCTTCCGGATCGCCTCGCAGCCCACGATCCGCAAGGAGGACCTGTACTACCTCCGGATCAACGCGGTGGAGCAGGTCCAGGACGAGACCAAGCAGTCGATCCTCAAGCAGGAGGACAACCGGCTGCTGCAGATCCTGCAGGCCGCGATCACCGACTACGCCAGCCGGCCGGACCACGTGGTCACCCCGAACCACACGATCACCGAGGCGTCGGGCTACCTGACCCCCGGCTCGCTGTACTCGGCGGTCGCGATGACGGACCTGCACGAGCTGCAGTCGGCGCGGATCCTGATCAACCCGTTCGACTTCCGGGACATGTACCGCTGGGATATCAACCAGACCGGCTGGGCCTTCAAGGACCGGGTCGTCGCGGGTGAGACCATCACCAGCTTCGGCGAGTTCCAGATCCAGCGGTCGATCATCGTCCCGCAGAACAAGATCTTCTTGACCCCGGAGCCGAACTTCCTCGGTGTCTTCCCGGTCCTGTACTCCCTGGACGTGGAGGAGAACCACCAGGTCGCCAGCTTCATGAAGGGCTGGGTCTTCGATGAGATGGTCAATATGACCGTTTTGAACCCCAGGGGCCTGGCAGTGATTAACAAGGTTTAGGGTTTGGGGGTAAAAACCCATCTCTTTACTAGACATTGATAAGGGCCTCCACTAAACTCTGATCTAACCGTCAGAGAGAAGTGGAGGCCCTTACTCATGGGCAGACCTGCTGGACCACGCGCGACTCGTCAGTGCGAAGCATGTGACGCAAAGTTTGAGGTAGTTCCCTCCTCGAAGCAGCGCTTCTGCGGAAAGTTGTGCTCAAACAAGGCGACAGCGCAACAGCGTGGCGCCAATCGGCGTGCGGAAGCTCGCTATAAGCCCCCAGTCTGTCCCTGCGGAACAGAGATCAAGCCTCCGCCTGGGATGAAGTACGTCTACGAGAACAGCAAGAAGTACTGCTCGAAGGAGTGTCGCCAGCAGTACGGTCGGCCGACGAACGTGAAAAATCCGGCAAACCATATCACCTTTACGTGTCAGAACTGCGGCAAGGAGAAGACGCGTCCGAAGGGCTACGGGGCCAACAAGTACTGCTCGAACGACTGCGCCAAGCGACACACCAAGGTCCGCCGGCACGTCGTCGTCCGCGAGGGCGACATCGTGATGGATTCCAGCTGGGAGGCCCTCGTCTGGGGACTCTGCAGGTTCCGCAAGCTACCGATCGACCGCTTCGACCGGGAGAACGGCGTGGAGTGGCGCGAGGGCCAGTGGTACGCGCCGGACTTCATCTTGCCGACGGCCGGCATCGCGCTGGAGGTCAAGGGCCAGCAGGACTCCGAGGACCACCTGAAGTGGGCGGCGTACCGCGAGCAGCACGGGCTGCTGGCCGTCCTCGGAGAGGTCGAGCTGGACGCCCTGAGGCTGGCTGCCGGTAGCTCCGTATCGCTCCTGGCTCGTCTCCGGGAGATCGCGACCCAGCCCGTCACGGGAGGTTGAACGACACGCCCGTTCGCTCGACTCTCGGCGCACCCCCTTGAGCCCCTCTCGATCGTCTGTACGCTGTCTGCATCCGATCTGTAGGAGGGCACCCATGCCTGTCGAGTCCCGAGACGTACTGATCACCGTGTCGCCGCAGGTGCTGGCCGACTTCACCGAGGCGCGAGACGAGCTGAGCGAGGTCGGCGAGCCCGACGCGAGGTCCCTCAACCAGTGCGACGCCGTCCCGCACCTCAAGGTCATCCCCTGGAGCAGCGAGGTGATCCAGGACGTGTCGGAGAGCAGCCTCCTGGAGGACGACCCGCTGGAGCTGGAGGCGGTCTGGCAGCGGCTCCGCGACCTAGCCGCCATCGTCCAGGCCGACGCAGGAGGGTACGTCCCCAAGACCTACCGGGGGCTCGCCGGCCTGGAGCGGCTGCTGCTCTCTGACGAGCAGTGGCACGAGCGCTGGGAACTCCGCGAGCGGGCCGTGCGCGAGGGCATCTGGGAGAAGGTCCACCCGCAGGTCAAGAGGTTCTGCGAGGTCATGCTCGCCGCGATGAAGGAGGAGGGCGACTGGAAGCTCGTCCTGAGCCCGTCACCGGAGCCGGCCAGAGAGGCACCGGCCGCCGAGTACGAGGGCTACGAGGTAGGGCCCGAGTCGTTCCCCCAGCTGGCGGGTCCGATGGGCCCCGACTCCTCCGTCCTCGATGAGTACTGGAGCAGGCTGGCCTGGAACCGACTGATCGCCAGGGCCGACAGGGAGAAGATCCCCCTCCGCGACCTGGAGGACATCCCCCGCACGCTGCAAGGGCTGGCGGAGCTGGAGTGGCGCGTCTACGACGCCGAGACCTTCCTCAAGCTGTACCGGCTCCGGATGGACGGGGCCATGGGCTCCGTGAACCTGGGGAACGGCGACGTGATCCTGCGTAACCTGCTGATGAGGCAGCTGATGGAGCTGGCCATGCCGGCCGAGCTGCTAGCCGAGGCCACCCAGGACCAGCGTCAGCACTTGAAGCCTGCAGGCAACGTGGGGCACGCCCCCGAGGCGGAGGGCGGCAAGCGGGTCACCTACAACATGTCCGGTCGTGCGGTGGCCGCCCTCGACAGCTGCGCGGCGCTCACCGACGCCAACGACACCCAGATCCGCGACCAGGCCGTGACCCTGCTGGCAGACGTGCTGGAGGCGCAGGCGGCCGGCGGCGGCATCTGGATCCAGCGCCGACCCGGTGACGAGCGCGAGCGAGTGAGGGTCTACCTGTAGAGGCGCGAGCACAGAGGAGCCCCGACCCACGAGAGGGTCGGGGCTCTTTGGTGCTAGCAGCAGCCGCAGCCCGGCCTCGGCTGGGTCGGGCACTCGTGGACGTGCGCGCCCCCCTCGCCCCCGCACGCCTCGCACTCGCGGCCGTCGAGGCACCAGAGCGCGGCGTTCAGCACCGCCAGCCGCTTCTCCAGTGGCTCGGTGCGGAGCGGGTGCTGGCCGTCTTGGAGGATGTCGTCCAGCTCCCCGATGACGCCGCGCCGCCGCTCTTCGAGCACCTCACGCTGCTGGGAGACCTCCCCGTACGGCATGTCCTGCATCCTCTGCATGAGGAACACTCCCTCCGTGTCGGTCACGACGACCACCCCCCGACGAAGTCCCACCCGGGGCCGATGTCCTCGGGCTTGAGGGGGAACTGCGTGACGCCACTGCTCATCTCCCAGGGGTTAGAGACGGCGACCTCGAGGTCGAGGATCGGCAGCGCCCTGGCCTCGCCGGCCTCCACTCGGGCGACGCCGTGCAGGTGCTCTTCTCGCTGCTGGATCAGCGTGTCCTGGTCGTCGGGGCCGCCGGACCACGTCTGACCGCAGGTGCAGTCCATCGCGACTCCCTCGCGCCCTTCGTTGAACGTGCCTCTCACGCGACTCACGGCGTGTGTGGGTCCTGGGTCCGGCCAGACCCCGACGCGTTCTTGTCGGAACTGGCGCTCCTCGACCTCCTCCGGCGAGTAGAACTCCTCGTCCGGGTCCATCTCCGGTGCGTACTCGATCATGTCTTGTCCTCTTCTCGCCTGTGGGTTAGCAGTCCAGGTCATCGAGGGCCGGGTCTCGCCACCGCGACCTCCAGTGGATCAGTCCCCGCTCCAGTGCCTGCTCATACTCCTTGACCCTCTTCGCGGTGCGTGGATGGCGGTACGGGACGCGAGTCGCGCCGTAGTAGAAGCTCGGGATGCGGCCGGGGGTGTCGTCGCCTCCACGCCAGATGTAATCGGTAGGGATGCCGCCTACTGCGTCGCTGATCGCCACGACGCCCTTCCTCACCCTGCTGGACTCGCAGTAGATGCAGCCGCCGTCGGCGCAGATGATGTCGGGCTCGGGCCAGCAGACCTTGCGGGGCATCAGACGATCCCTCGTACGCGCACGCTCATCCTCGCTTACTTCGGCGGGTAGCTGTGCCGGCGGGCCCAGCCCTCGGGCGTGGGCAGGTCGTAGAGGCCGTCCTCCTGCGCCAGGCGGGTCATCTCGGCCAGCACCTCCTGCTGTTGGGCGTGCTCTTTCCGGCGTTCGAGAGAGAGGATCCGCCAGGCCAGGATGGTGCCGACGTGCTGTCCGGTCATCTTGGCTATCTTGACGTGCATGACTCCCGACCGTATGGCGTCGGCGACCGCGTCGTGCAGCTCGTTCTCCGCCCGCGTGTAGGCGTAGTCGGCCTGGCGGACCCGCTTGACGGCCTGGAGCTGCTCTTCGACTGCCTCGTCTTCGGCACTCATCGCTGCTCCTCGAACTCCTGGCGAGTGCCGAACCAGATGGCGTCGTGCTCGGTCCAGTGCGCGTCCGCCGAGGCGACGTACTCCTGCTTGGTGCCGTCGGCCTCGGTGACGTTGACGTAGACCTCCCAGCGGGACTCGGTGATCACGACCTTCTGCGGCGCCTTGATGACGGTGATGTCGACGCTCACGAGAAGACCACCCTGAACATCTCCTCGCTACCGACTGGCTTGAGCCAGACCTCCTGGGCGTTGGTGACCGTGTCGGTGATCTGGATGCTCCGGTTGATCGTCTCGGTCTGGCTCCACTCCATGCGCTGGGAGAGCCGCTCCTTGGCCTCGGCGGAGCGCCGGGTGAGGTTCAGAGTGACGCGCTTGGTGACCTGGTCCATAGGTGTCTCGCCCGTGGTCGACTTGGTCGGGGCCTTCGGGTAGATCATGTCGATGAAGTGGCCGAGCGAGCCATCCTCAGTCCTGATCAACATGCCGATCAGGTCGGTATGTAACTCCTGAGCCCACCCCAGCAGGATGACGCCGGCCTGCTCGCGCAGGGCCGTCAGCGCTCGGTCGTCGTGGACGCTGGCGTCGTAGATACGACGGCTCTTGACGAGCAGCTCTGGCTGGTCACTGGCGTAGGCCACCAGCTCCGCCTCGCCTCTCATCAACGGCGGGTCGGGCTGGTGGTCGTGGATACTGAGCCGGGTGCGCGCCTCAGAGAACGGGGACATCACCTTCGTTACGTGCGCCTTGACACCCTCTTTTGGCGGGAACGGATCCCGGTAGAGCCTCCCGGCCTCGTCGACAGATAGAAGGACGGCATTCAACTCGTCTGGGTGGTCTATCCTCCACTGGTCTAGGACTGCCTCTAAATGCTTGAATGCGCCGTCGACGGTCTGGTTGATCTCGTCCCAGTGGAACCGCTGGTTCCTGACCACTGCTCCGAAGCCCGCGACGTACGCCACCAGCTCGACCTCTCGGGGCACTAGCGGCGGATCCGTCTTGTAGTGGGGGATGAGCACTTCTTCTTCGACAGGCATGCAGCTCTCCTCTGGCGTCTGATACATCTTTGGTACATCGATAGTATGCATGATCGACGCCAGAGGCAAGAGCTTCCTTGTAGTGGCTACGCCTGGCCCATCTCTTCTCGGGCCCGGCACTCCTCCGCGAACCTGACGAGCTGCTCCAGCTCGGTCGAGCTGAGGGTGAACGACCGGATCCCCCACTCGTCCCGGCACAGCTCGACCTGGTCGCCCACGATCTTGACGTGCATCAGGGTGTCGTAGAAGCGGCCCGGCGTCCGGATCTCGGCGGACCGGGTGATCTGTCGGCGGGTGATGGTGTCCGGCTGCGCCGGTCGCTGAGTCTTGCGAGTGAGCCAGCCCATATATTCCTCCATACGTATATAGAGTCGAGTCGCTGATATTGTACTCTAAAGATGTTTGGAGTTATACCCGCCGGAGAGCAGGAGATCAAGAGATGATGGGTTACAGCCACAGCCTCAGTGGGGCCGCCGCCTGGCTCGCCGCCGCGCCGGTGGTCGCCCTGGTCGCCCCCATGGGCCCCAGGGAGGTGCTGATGGGCGCCGTGGTGACCGCAGGAGGCGCGCTGCTGCCCGACCTGGACTCGGTGGGGTCCACGGCCTCCCGGGCGCTCGGAGGCGCCTCGCGGGGCTTCTCGCGGCTCGTACGGCACGCCAGCGGCGGGCACCGGCAGGGCACCCACTCGCTGCTCGCGGCCGGCCTGATGGGGCTGCTGGCCCAGCTCGGGGTCGTACTGGGCTTCTCCTGGGCGCCGGTCGCGCTGGTGCTCTGGGTCGGGCTCCGGGGCCTCAAGCTCCTGCGGTCCGCCAAGACGGTGCTGCTGGCGTTCGCGGCGTGCGTCGCGGGGGTCGTCGGCCTGCACTACGCGGGGGTCGGGATGTCCTGGGTCGGGGTCGCGGTCGCCCTGGGCGCGCTGGCGCACCTGGTGGGGGACGCTCTCACCCCGGAGGGGGTGCCGTTGATGTGGGCGCCGTGGCACCGGCGGGCCCGCCGGTACACGCTGTCGCTGTTCACCACGAACACCTGGCCGGAGCACCTCGTGGTCACCCCGATACTGGTCGTCGGCATCCTGCTCCTGGGGCGGCTCAGCCTCGTAGGCTGATGCGTATACCCACCAGGAGGAAAGATGATCAAGCTGCTGCTCGCCGCCCTGATGGCGGTCCCCCAGCTCGTGCCCCACGCCGCGCCGGCACCGGTCTACGGCTGGACCGTGGACGACGTGTCCGGCGTCTCTCAGGTCGTCGCGTCGCTCCAGGCGTCGCCGCGCCGACTCACCACCCGCGTGGTGCTGGACCCGGGCACCACCCCCGCCGACTACCGGCCGGCGATCGCCGCCATGCACCCGTACTCGGCGCTGATGGGCGAGCTGGTGGACTCCGAGTCGATGGCCGGTACCTCGGTCGCCGCGTACCGCAGCAGGGCGTCCTCGTTCGTCTCCGGGCTGCCGCTGGTGGACGTGTGGGAGGTCGGGAACGAGGTCAACGGCGACTGGACCGGCTCGTACCCCTCCGTGCAGCAGAAGGTCGACGCCACCTACCAGGTGGTCGCGGCGGCTAGCAAGCCGGCGGCGCTGACGCTCTGGTACAACCCCGGCTGCAAGGGCAGCTCCCGGGAGCTGGACCCGGTCTCGTTCAGCCAGCAGTACGTCACCCCCGCCACCCGGCAGGGCCTCGCGTACGTGTGGGTCAGCTACTACGAGACCGAGTGCAACAGCTACCGGCCGACCGCCGCCGTGCTCACGTCGCTGTTCACCCAGCTGCACCAGCTCTACCCGGGCGCGCTACTGGGCTTCGGGGAGGTCGGGCTGCCGAGCAAGGCCGGCACGAGGACGCTCGCGACGGCGCGGTCGATCATGTCGTACTACTACGGGCTGCACGTCGACGCGCCCGGGTACGTCGGCGGGTACTTCTGGTGGTACGGGCGCGAGGACCTTGCCCCCACTAGCAAGCCGCTCTGGTCGACCTTCTCGGCGGCGGTCCAGCAGTACTAAGGATTCTTATGGTATCGTGGCATCTCCGCCATGAGAGGAGAGCCAATGAGCCGGGTGACCGTGACAGACAACGGCAGCAACCTGACCATCGATGACGAGACCTTCGAGATCATCACCTACATCCACCAGAGGCGAGGCGCCAGGATCGAGATCAACGCGTACAGGGTCGACCTGGACGCGTTCGCGGACGAGGAGAACGACGACTCCGGGACGCTCACGCTGGACATGAGCCGCGCCCAGTTCAAGCACTTCCTGCTCGCCTGCCTCGACAAGCTGATCGACTGATGGCCGTCGTGGACGACGAGCCGATGCCGGCGTGCGGCTACCGGTACCTAGTGAGCTGGTATAGGCGAGACGGAGACGGCCCGTGGATGAAGACCTTCCAGACCACCGACGAGATGCTCGCCTTCGTCGCCGAGACGGCGAGCGAGGCGATGGAGTTCACCGTCTCCTGTCTGTACGAGGATGAGGTCGAATGAGCGAGTCCCGGGCCCCGTCGTCGTGGCGGGCCGAGAGGATCGGGCCGATGGTCCCGTTCATGCCGGACTCCTCCACGCAGCGAGTCGCCGCCTCCGGGATGATCCTGCGGGTGATGGCCGGCTCGGCGATCCACGGCACCTCGATCGGCGGCAGCGACCGGGACGAGATGGGCGTCTGCGTCGAGCCGCCGCAGACCGTAGTCGGCCTGAAGAGGTTCGAGCAGTACCAGTTCCGCTCGCAGCCGCAGGGGGTGGTGTCTGGCCCTGGAGACCTGGACCTCACGATCTACGGGCTCCGCAAGTACGCCGCGCTGGCCGCGCAGGGCAACCCGACGATCTTGTCGCTTCTGTTCACCCGAGACGAGCACACGCTCTACGCCACCGGGATCGGCGACGACCTGCGGCAGCGCCGCGCCATGTTCCTCTCCCGGCAGGCCGGCGCCCGGTTCCGGGGCTACCTGGAGTCGCAGCGGCGCGGGCTGATGGGCCTGCGCTCCGGAGGCAGCCGTAACCAGGGCCGGTCCGACATCCGTGAGAAGTACGGGTTCGACACGAAGTTCGCGGCGCATATGGTCCGGCTGGGGCTACAGGGGGTCGAGCTGCTCGCCACCGGCGAGATCAGCCTCCCGGTGCCCGAGCCCGATCGCACCTGGCTGCTGGAGCTGCGCCGGGGCGAGCACACCAAGCAGGAGGCGCTGGCCCGCGCCGAGCACCTGGAGCACCAGATCGACGGGCTGATGCGCTCCGACGAGTCCCCGCTCCCGGAGCAGCCCGCCTGGGACGACATCAACGACTGGCTGGCAGCCGTCCACCGCCAGCACTGGGGGTGGGATCGGTGATCGGCGCCCTCGTCATGCTCGCGTGGCTGACCCTCGGCGTCGTCATGTACCGGCTCTGGTGGTGCGGCGTCGACGGCCAGTACCGCTGGCGCGACCTCGCCGTGTTCTGGGCCTGGTGGGTGCTGCTGTGGCCGCTGGCGTACGGGTGGGAGATCGGTAGCCGGCTGCCGCTGGCGTGGCGAGAGTACTGGCGCATACACAGAGAGACGGGTCGATGGCTATGAGGAAGTGGACTGGCTCTACTAGCGCCGCTGACTGGGTGCGCCATAACTACGGCGTGCCGGCGCGGCGATTCAGTCAGGTCCGGGTCGACGGGCACCTCGGTCGGATCACCTCGTTCGACCCTCCGTACATCAACGTCCGGTTCGAGGGCGAGAGGCGCTCGCAGCCGTGCCACCCGAGCTGGCGAGTGGAGTACCTATGAGGCCCGTGATCCTCGGCGAGGCGCCGAGCAAGAGCGGCGACCGCTACTGGCAGTTCCCCCTGTCGGGCGCGGTCGGGCAGCGTCTGTGCGAGTGGGCTGGACTGGAGCCGGAGGCCGGCGGGAGTAGGTACGGCCGCTACTACTGGCCGCTCAACGAGGCGTTCGAGCTGCGCAACCTGCTGGAGCGCTACCCAGGACCGCAGGGGCGCGGGGCCGCCCTGCCGATGGGGCTTGCCCGGTCGGCGTGGGAGGAGCTGGAGCCGGCGCTCGCGGGGAGGGTGCTCGTCGTGCTCGGCTCTCGCCTCCGCGAGGTCGTAGGGATAGACCCGACCTTCTACGAGTGGAACCTGATCGACAGGAAGGACCCAGGGTGTCCCCGGGGGTTCGTCCGTGCCTGCGCTATCCCCCACCCGTCCGGTCTGAACCGGGCCTACAACGCCGAAGAGGCGAGGGCTAGGGCCTCCGCGACGCTCCGTGAGGCGCTGGACATGACGAGCATTGTGCTCTAAGGATCCTTGTAGTATCGTGGATCTTGCCAGAGAGAACCACACAGAGGAGACCACGATGAGCATCCGCTGCGGGAGCTGCAAGGACCGTCACGACACCGTCGGCGACGTTCGCGACTGCTTCGCCGAGGCCGCCCACTGGAACGAGGTCGACTCGGAGGCCAACTACCTCGCCGAGGCCGCCGCCGAGAACGCCTGGCTGCGCCACGCGGAGGACGCCGGCTGGCAGGAGGCGCTACTGGATCGGGCCATGGAGGACGCGCGCGGCGTCGTCCAGTTCGAGGACGCCTACGCGATGGCGATGGGCGAGCTGTGAGCGCCTACCAGGTCATCGTGGAGACCGACCACCAGCCCCGTGAGTTCGTCCTCAGCGAGTTCATCGGCCCCGAGGACATCGCCCGCGACGCCGCCGACCAGGAGGTGCTGCGGGTGCTGTCCGACCCGCCGGAGGGTGTCACCAACGCGTACGCGCACCGCAGGCACTACTGAGAGAGCCGAGGCCACCCTGGGTCGGAGGGGTACCCAGGGTGGCCTCCTCATGTCCACGGTAGCGCGAGCGCCCGAAGGTGCAGGACCCCCTCGGACGGAGAGCCATGACCCCACCCCCAGGCACCATAGGGCTCTCGCGGATCGGCGGCGTCATGGGCGCGGCCATCGGCCTCGGCCAGCTCCTGAACGGCGATGCCTCCAGGTACACGCACGCGTTCATCCTGCTGGACGACGGCACCACGCTGGGCGCTTACATGGGCGGCGCGAAGATCATCACCCTGGAGGAGGAGACCCGCCGGCACGGCCAGCCCGGCTACCTCCGCTACCCGCTGTCGTACGCTCAGCAGCTCAGCGTCGTCTCGATCGCGCGGTCCTACGTCGGCACGCCGTACAGCCTCGTGGAGTACCCGGCGCTGGCCGCCGTCCGGCTCGGGCTGCCCAACGAGGCGCTGTGCCGGTACGTGGCCGACAGTCATCATATGATCTGCTCGCAGCTCGTCGACCAGATCTACCTCGACGCGGGTATCCACCTCTTCTCCGACGGCCGGTCTCCTGGCGCGGTCACGCCCGGCGACCTCGGTAACCTGGCGCTGGAGCTGGCCTGACCCTGTCCTGCGTATCGCGAGGGCCCCGGAATGAGCAGGAGACGACTACGTAGGAGGGGCGAATATGCCTGAGATCGAGCAGCTCGCGGTGCGCAACATGATGCCGGGACCCACGGTGCTGGGCCTGGACATCAACGGACGCCTGTCCGTCGAGTGGATGGGCGCGAACGACCCCGACGGCAAGGACGTGCAGTACGTCCCCGACGAGGTCGCCAAGTCCGTTCAGTTCCGGCGCGCCTGCGAGCGCGGGATCCTCCAGGTGGAGGACGACCCGTCCAGCTCGATCGAGAAGCAGAACGTCGCCTGGGAGCGCCGGACCACCCAGTCCGACGAGGAGGCGCAGGCGATCATCAGCCAGCTGCCGAAGAACGACTACGTCGGCCTGGAGTGCGTCGGCCCCGGCGGCCGGGAGGGTGCGACGGTCGACTGCGGGGCCCCGGTGCCGTTGCGGGTCAGCCAGATCGCCACCGTCCCGCCGCTGTGCGAGCGCCACATCCAGCTCTCCAGCCGGTACGACCCGGAGAAGGTCGTAGAGGAGCGCCAGAACAACGACGGAGAGACGATCCAGGTCACCACCACCCGGTGGCACCTGGCGCGCTGAGAGGGAGACTGATGGGCTACCAGGAGAGTCCGGACTACGTCCCGGACCCGACGCACATGAGCGGCACGCTGGACACCAGCGGCATCTTCGGCGGCGGCCAGCACGAGGACGTGAGGGGGGTCAGCGGGGTCTTCGACGCGGCCGACTCACCGGCCCCCGAGGGCGACGGGAACGTCGTCCCCAACGACGACGAGGTGCGGCTGCCCGACCGGCCCAGCCCGTTCCCCGAGGGCACCATCGACGCCTCCGACGTGCTCTCCGACGCCGAGATGCGCCAGCGGGTGGACCCGGACGCGCCGCCGCTCCCGCCGGAGGCGTACACCACGGACCCCGAGGGCAAGCCGCTGCCAGGTAGCGAGCAGGGCGGCTTCGACCCCGCCGAGCACACCGTGCCGGAGGTCAAGGAGCACCTGTCCGAGGCCGACGAGTCCGAGGCGGCCCGGGTACTCGCGGAGGAGGAGGCCGGGAGGCAGCGCAAGACGCTGATCGGCGAGTTCAACCCGTCCGAGCACACGGTCGAAGAGGTCAACAAGTACCTGGCCGCTGCCGACGAGGAAGAGCGCGAGCGCGTCCTGGACGCCGAGCGAGCGGACCGGGCCCGCAAGGGCATCATCGGATAGTCAAGGAGCCAGCGCAGTGACCTCTCCAGCCACGGAAGTCGACACCGAAGGCGTCACCGGCAACACCGGCGCCGCCCCCGTCGGCACGGCCGCCACGTCGGGCAAGGACGTGGAGACCTCGACCGCGCCGGGCGCCGCGTACGGCAGCACGACGCCGGCACCGAACCCCCCGACCGTGTCGGGCACCTTCGACACCGAGGCGGCCAACGGCGGCCGGCTGGTGAACAGCCCGACCTCGACCCAGCCGCTGCTGGTGAAGACCCTCGACACCCTCGCCGGTGGCGGGGAGCCGATCCAGGACGCGAACCCGCCGTACCGGGCCCCGAGCCTGCCGGCGCCCGCGATCATCGTCGACACCACCTGGACGGACCGGCCGACCTCCGACGGGCTGCCCCACGTGCCGTCCGCCAACAACGTCGGCGGGACGCTGGAGACCGGGAGCATCGGAGCGGTCCCCGCGCCAGCCAGCCACAACACCCCACCGGCGCCGTCGGCCCCCACCGTCGTGGCTGCGGCTCGCGGCGTGCAGGTGACCTGGGTGGCCCCGACGCCGGTCTCCGGCGCCCCGACCCTGGGGTACCAGATCCAGAGCGACACCGGCGGCGTCCGGTACGCGAACGCGAACCAGCTGACGAAGTTCTTCGACACGCTGACCCCGAACCAGGCGTACAAGTTCCGGGTCGCGGCCCGCAACTACAACGGCTGGGGCGCCTACTCGGCGTTCTCCTCGACCGCGACCCCGTATAACCCGGACGAGAACGACGCGGGCAAGCCGGCGCCGGGGCTCACCCCCGACAACCGGGTCAACCCGATCTACAAGCCGGACGGCACCGTCGTGCCGGGCACCGGCGGCTGGCCGACCACCCCCAAGACCGTCGCCGCCGTGCAGGCCAGCGCGACCACGGCCACCGTCACCTGGGCGGCCCCCGACTACGGGCTGCCTCTGACCAACTACGTCGTTACGGCGTCTACGGGCCAGACCGCCACCGTCTCCGGCACGACGCTCACCGCGACCGTCACCGGCCTGACCACCGGCACGGCGGTGACCTTCACCGTCAAGGCGGTCAACTCCAAGGGCAGCTTCACGTCGGCCCCGTCCAACAGCGTCACCCCGGGGGCGCCGTCGACCCCGAAGACCGTGGCGGCGGCGATCGCCAGCGCTACCTCGGCGACGGTCACCTGGGCGGCACCGGACTTCGGCCTGCCGCTGACCGGCTACACGGTGACCCCGTCCGTCGGAGGCTCCCCTCAGACCGTGTCGGGGACCACCCTCACGGCCACGATGACCGGGCTGACGACGGGGACGCCGGTGACCTTCACGGTGACCGCGACCAACTCTTACGGCACCTTCACCTCGCCGGCCAGCAACTCGATCACGCCGGCCTGACGTGTACGCGCTGGGGGCCTCCTCCTTCGGCAGCCAGTCCACTGCGGACCTGGCCGCCGAGCTGGGGGTCCCCATCCCCGTCTCCCGGGCGTACCTGACTACCCCTCCGCGCGCGCTCCCGCAGGGCCTGTCTCTCGTAGGCCCGGTAGTGCTCAGCGCCAAGCCGGACCTCGCGCAGCAGGCGGCCGGGCAGCTCGACAGGGTCTGGGAGCGCTTCTACGACTCCCTCACCAGGCCGGTAGTGCTCACCATCTGGCACGAGCCGGACAGCAAGGTCCGCGCCAAGCAGCTGACCCTCCCCGCGTGGTCGGCGGCCTTCCAGCACTGGGTGAGCCACGCGCACGCGTACCGCGAGGCGCACGGCACGCCGCTGACGACCATGCTCAACCTCACCAACGGCCCGTGGCGCTGGGCGCCCGAGGACCCGTCCCGGTACCTGGTCGGCGCCCGGCCGGACCTGTTCGGCCTGGACTGCTACCAGGATGTCCCCTCCGACTGGCTAGTGCCGGAGGAGATGGTCGACGCGCCGTTCGAGTGGGCGCTGACCCACGGCTTCCGCCAGCTCGGCGTGCCGGAGTTCGGGGCGATCAGTGACCCACGCCGGTCGCAGTGGGTCGCGGACATGGTCGAGTGGCTCGACCACTGGGACTCCGTACGGTTCGCGAGCTACTGGACAGATCGAGGTAGCAAGTTCGACGCCCGCACGGACCCGGCCACGATCCGTGTACTGAAGTCCGCCATCCTGCGCCGCCAGGGATCGTTCTAAGCGACTCCCGCCCTCTCCTGTCAGCACCTCCGCCAGGCCGGCTGAATAGGCAGGAGACACAGGGAGGACGGGTACGTGGCGACTTACACCGCACGGCTGGGCCTGAAGCGGAATGACGGCTCAGACCCGTTCAAGAGACAGGACTTCGTCGACAACTACAACCGGCTCGACGCCGCCCCCGGCGTGCACGTCTGTACGTCCTCGACGCGTCCTAGCTGGACCTCGTCACAGGCCGGCCGGCTGATCTGGGAGACCGACACCAACTCGCTGTTCCACTGGAACGGCACCGCGTTCGTCAGCCAGCTGACGACCCCGCTGTCGTGGGCCGGCGGAGTGGGGGCCGGGGCCACGCTGTCCCCGAACGCGACGGCGAACTACAACTTCGCCAACATCAACGCCCCCCGCGCGACGAGCCTGATCATCGTCGGCTTCGCCAGGTTCGCGGCCACCGGCTCTAACCTGGCGGCCGTGAACGTCTACCCGATCCTGGACTCCAACGTGGTCGCGCTGCCGTTCCAGCCGTACACGCAGTGGATCCTCCGGGACGGCACCCCCTACTACGACCACCGCGAGGTCCCGTTCGCCACCCTGACCCCCGTCACCGCTGGCGCGCACACGGTCGGCGCCCGGGTCGTGGTGAGCGCCTACCCGCAGGGCGTCCTGGTGGCTGCTATCCGTGGCGTCGCCTTCCTCGCCCAGGGTGCGTAGTGCTCACCGCCGTAGCAGCCGACGAGCCCGAGGAGGCCCCTCCGGGCTGGCAGCTCTACCTGGACTACTGCCAGCGCAACTGGGACCGCTGGCTACGCCAGGAGGAGTGCCCGCCGGGTAGGACCTGGACCGCGTCCTGGATCGAGATCACGAACCGCTCGACGCCGCTGGAGGGCTGATGGGACTTACCTCTGATCCTCACGACCCCAAGCTGACCCACGGCGTAGATGACGAGCCGGTAGAGCAGGCTGAGACCTACCTCGTGATGTCCGAAGAGGACCGGGCCAAGGGCTTCGTCCGACCGGTCCGTCGGACGTACTGGCACGTGACCTGCGAGCAAGAGACCACGATGGGGGTTGCGCTGGCCGAGACCTACGCCCGCGAGCCTCGCTTCTACGGCGCGACCTACTGCGTCCACTGCAGGATGCACCGCCCCGTAGGGCCGGCGGGGGAGTTCCACTGGCTGGTCAGCCCCCTGCACTCCGAGGATGACCCCAAGGTCGGGACGTAGCCGATGGTCGACATCGACTTCCGCAACCGGGCTTACATGAGCCGGTACAGCACCGACGTGATCGGCCTCCAGATCCGGTCGGCGGCCACCGGCGAGCTGGTGGACCCGGACGGCAACGCGATCACCGTCACCCTCACCAACGAGGCGCTGCCGCCGGCACCGGTGTTCTCCCGCGCGGCCACCCGCAATGACGTGGGCGACTACCAGGTCTCGCTCAGCAGCGGCGAGACGGGCACCCCCGGGAACTACAACATGTCCTGGACGTACGACCTGTCCGGCGTGGCGGACCGGTACGACATGTACTTCGTGGTCGGGGACGTGACCCCCAAGTACGACCAGCTCTCCCCGGAGATGAAGGCGATCGCCGACTCGGTCTGGACGCGGTTCGCGGATTGCTTCGACTCCCCCCACGGCGGCCCGAACCTCCAGACGTACTTCCAGACGCACTGGGACCGGGGGCGGGTCGCGGACTGCATGCGCTGGGCGGTCGGCCGGATGAACATCGCCGCGCAGCCGTACCAGAGCTACACCCTCGACGGCGTCGGGGGTGCGTCCTTCCCGACCTCGCAGTGGGGGGGACTGCTGGAGATGGCCACGTACGTCGAGTGCCTCAAGCACCTGTGCCGCTCGTACCTGGAGCAGCCGCAGGCGATCCTCGGCGGCAGCGTCTCCCGGCTGGACCGGCGGGACTACTACGACCGCTGGTCGGGGTGGTTGCGTACCGAGGAGGCCCTCCTGAACCGCGAGTTCGAGGTCTTCAAGATCCGTAACATGGGGCTCGGTCGTGGGCGGGCGCTGGTCTCCGGCGGCGTCTTTGGGCGGATCGGCACCACCCGGTACGCGGGCATGGTCGCCCGGCCACGACTCTGGACCCGGTTCCTATGAGCCGCCTGATCTTCCCTCAGGACCGGATCGCCTACGTCTACTCGGCGCCAGGCGAGCCGATCCTGATGCCCGACGCGGTCTCGATCACCGTCTACTCCAACGAGGGGATGACCGCGCTGGCGGACATCCTCGACCGGGACAGCCACGCCGTCTCCGGGTCGGTCCTCTACGTCGGGTCGGACGGGCTGATCCCCGAGTTCTACGGCCCCGCCGACGGCACCTCCGTCCTCTGGGGGCGGACGCCGGGCGGGCACCCGTACCAGCTGGACGCGCAGCCAGGGCCGCGCATCACCGCCATCGAGCTGGGCGGTACTGGCGCCGGTGCCCTGCACTACACGCACGTCCAGGGCTCGGCGGCGACCACCTGGTCGATCACCCACTCCCTGGGGTACGACCCGGCGGGCGTCGTCGTCAAGGACCAGGAGGGCTCCGTCGTGATCGGGGGCGACATCGACTACGTCAGCGCCGACTCCCTCACCCTGACCTTCAGCGCGGCCTTCTCGGGCACCGCGTACCTGTCGTAGGAGACACCCATGACCACCAGGCTCGGCTACCCCCTCGACTTCAACTCGACCGAGCTGCTGAACGCCCGGCTGCCGAACAACTCGAGCGACCCGGGCTCGCTGACTAGCGGCCAGAAGGGCGCGGTGGAGTTCAACACCACTACCGGGCTGGCGAAGGTCTGGAACGGGTCCTCTTTCGACACCATCAGCAACCTCTTGGAGTCGGTGTCCGGGTCCGGCGCCATCTCCGTCGGCAGCGTCACCTCGAAGTCGCAGGCGATCTCCATCGCCGCCGCCAGCGGGTCCGTGCCCGGCACCATGAGCGCGTCCGACTTCACCAAGCTCGGGGCGGCCACCAGCTCCAACACCAACAGCACGATCGTGATGCGGGACGGCAGCGGCAACTTCACCGCAGGCACCATCACCGCCGTGCTGACCGGCACCGCGAGCAACGCCTCCGCCCTCAACAGCCAGGCCGCGAGCTTCTACCAGGCCCGCGCCAACCACACCGGCACCCAGACGGCGTCCACGATCTCCGACCTCGCCACCGTCGTGCAGGCGTACCGACTGGACCAGTTCGCCTCCGCGACCAGCCCGATCTCCGGCGTCGACCCGACCGCGAGCGCGCACCTGGCGACCAAGAACTACGTCGACTCGCTGGCCATCGGGCTAGACGTGAAGAAGTCCGTCCGCGCGGCCAGCACCGCGACCGTCTCGGTCACCTACTCGTCCACCGGCGGCACGTCCGGTCGCGGGCAGATCACGGCAGCCCCGAACACCCTCGACGGCGTCACGCTGGCGGCGAACGACCGGATCTTGCTCAAGGACCAGGGCACCGGCGCCCAGGACGGCATCTGGGTCGTCACCACGCTGGGCACCGGCGCGAACGGCGTCTGGGACCGCGCCACCGACTGGGACGCCGACTCCGACGTGAGCGCCGGTGCCTTCATGTTCATCGAGGAGGGCACCACCAACGCCGACTCCGGCTGGGTACTCACCACGAACAACCCGATCGTCGTCGGCGGCGCCAGCGGCACGGCGCTGACCTTCACCCAGTTCTCCTCGGCGGCCAGCCTGTCTGCCGGCGACGGCCTGCAGAAGGTCGGGACCGTCATCTCGGCCGTCGGCACGGCGAACCGGATCACCATCCAGGCCGCCGCCGGGATCGACATCGCGTCCACGTACGTCGGGCAGACCTCGATCACCACGCTGGGCACGATCGCCACGGGCACCTGGAGCGCCACCGCGATCGCCATCGCCAAGGGCGGCACCGGCGCGACCACGGCGGCGGCGGCCCTGACCGCGCTGGGCGGCACCACGAAGTTCTCCGCCACCATTGGGGACAACAGCTCTACGACGCTGACGGTGACCCACAACCTCGGCACCCGGGACGTGATCCCGTTCCTCTACGACGCCACCACGTTCGAGGAGGTCATGGCCAACCCGATCAACGCGACCACGAACACCGTCACGTTCGGGTTCGTGACCGCGCCGGCCACCAACTCGTTGCGCGCGGTGATCATCGGATGACCGAGATAGGGACGCGGTACATCGTCCAGGCCCTCCAGGAGGAGGTCGCCCGACTGAACGAGAACCGGATCGTCTTGATGGCTCAGGTAGCCCAGCAGGCCGACGAGATCGCCCGACTGGCGGGGGAGCTGTCCCGGGCCACGGTGGACGAGGAGTAGCCAGTTGCCGATCCTCAAGAGCTTGCTGAGGCTGCCCACCAAGAGCAGCAACCCGACCGGCGTCGCGGCCGGCGACTGCTACTACAGCACCAGCACCAACACGGTGTGGACGTACAACGGCACCTCGTGGGTTGACATGAGCCCGGCCACCCTGACGGGGCGCACGATCAGCGGCGCCAGCAACACTCTCTCGGCGATCGCGACGACCTCCCTCGCGGACTTCATCGCGCCACCCGGGGTCACCTTGAACACCTGGACGACACTCACCCTCACCAACTCTTGGGTCGTGTCCACGGCGCTGGCCGACAGCCCGTCGACGGCGGCGTACTGGGTATCTCCCACAGGATGGGTGGCGTTTCGAGGGCTGATCAAGTCAGGCACCGCGAACGCGGCTGCGTTCACCATGCCTGCCGGACTGCGGTCGTCGTTCAGCCGGATCTTCATCTGCCACGCCAACAGCGGTACGGACACCCAGGCCCGGGTGATCTTCGGGTCTGACGGCACCATGAAGCCGACCCTGACGTGGACCAACCAGCTGGCCCTGGACAGCATCAACTACCAGGTCGGCTGACAGCTCCCTGCCCGCATACAGGCGAGTGCACGGAATAGGCAGGACCGAGGAGGTACCGCATGCCCATGCCGATCCAGTCGGCGCTGCCGACGTGGGACACGACTGGGCGGTTCCTGTTCCCCCAGGACAGGTTCACCTTCTACCTGAGCAGGGCCGGCGACCCTATCCTGATGCCGCCCAAGGTGCCGATCCAGCTCTACCTCGACCCGGCTGGCGCGCACGTGGCCACCGACCTCCGCGACCCGGTCACCGGCGACGCGCTACCCGATAACACGGTCCTCGTCGGGGACGACGGCCTCGTCTCGCAGTTCTACGGCGCGGTCGGGGTGAAGCTCTACTACGGCCGGCCCTTCGGCGCCACCGCGACCTACCCGGTCGAGGCCGCGTACGGGCCGATCCTGGACGCTCTGTACGACTCCGGCTACTCGACCGACGTGGTGCACCTGCCGGACCTGCCGCGCAACGACGGCACCGTGATGGTGTGGGACGCCACCTCTGGTAAGCCGCGCCTGATGGCCGTGCTGCCGATCGGCAACATCCCGAGCCTGTCGTCGCTCTACGACGTGACGGGCGCCGCGACCGCAGCCGCCTCGGCGGCCCAGGCGGCGGCCATCGCCGCTGCCGCGACCGACGCGACGAACAAGGCCAACGGCGCGAAGGCGGCCAGCATCCCGGTCGACCAGAAGGGCGCGAGTAACGGCGTCGCGACCCTCGATGCCGGCGGCCTGCTCCCTAGCGCCCAACTGCCCCCGCTGGCCATCACCGACACGTTCGTGGTGAGTAGCCAGACCGCGATGCTGGCGCTAGCGGCGCACGTCGGAGACGTGGCGGTGCGGACAGACCAGTCCAAGACGTACATCCTGCAGACCGCCGGGGCCACCGTCCTCTCGCACTGGGTAGAGCTGGCCTCCTCCGGGCTCGGGCAGGTCATCTCCGTCGACGGCCTCACCGGGATCGTCAGCCTCACCGCCGTCTACGCCGCCAAGACGCACGCCGCCCAGCACGGCGCCGCAGGCAGTGACCCCGTCACGCCCGCCGCGATCGGCGCGGAGACGCCTACCGGCGCCCAGACGAAGGCCACGGCCGCGCAGGCTGCTGCAGCCACCGACGCCACGAGCAAGGTGACCGCGCACGCCGCCGCGACCGACCCCCACGGGGACCGGGCCTTCGCGACCACGGCCGTCTCCAATCACGTCGCCGCGACCGACCCGCACGGCGATCGGTCGGCCGCGTCCACGGCCCTGGCGGCTCACGTCGCGGCCACCGACCCTCACGGGGACCGCGCCTTCACCACCGCCGCAGTGGCGGCCCACGTCGCGGCGTCGGACCCGCACGCCGACCGGGCCTTCGCGACCGCCGCGATCGCCACGCACGCGGCTGCCGCCGACCCGCACGGGGACAGGGCTGCGGCGACCACGGCGCTAGCAGCTCACGTAGCCGCCTCAGACCCCCACGGCGACCGCGCTGACGCGGCCTCGAAGTACCTACCTCTGACCGCTCGCGGCGCCACCAACGGCGTGGCGGCGCTCTCAGGCGGCACGGTGCCCCTCGCGCAGCTCTACGGCGCCCCCGTACTGGTGCTGAACGTCGGGGACGCGGTACCTGGAGGCACGCCGGCCGGCACCGTGATCGCGAGGCACTGACGTGTCCGTAGCTCAGTCCTCCTACCGAGGCCGGTACGACGACGGCTCGGAGACGACTGCCAACTGGATCGTGCCGGCGGATACCCGCTGGGCGCAGCTGTCTGGCACGACGTTCCGGGCCCGCTTCATGGTGACCAGGGACCCGGACCCGGCGGCCCTCGGCGAGCTGGTGGACGACTTCTCCGGGCCGCTGGACACGTCGGTCTGGAACGTCTCTCCTGGCGCCACCATCTCGGGAGGCCAGCTCGTGCTGGCGTGCACGAGTTCTTACTCGGGGATCGGGTCCATCGCCTCGTACGACATGACCGGCAGCCACGTGGCTGTGCAGCTGGTCTCGGTGCCCATCGACACCAACGGCGGCACCGAGACGGCGCTGTCGTTCAAGGCTGACGACTCCAACCTGTTGATGATCGACAAGCGCGGCGCGAACCTGCTCTGCGACGCCAGGGTGGGCGGGGTAGACACCACCGCCACGGTCGCGTGGGACCCCGCCGCCATGGCCTGGTGGCGGCTCCGAGAGGACTCCGGGACCGTCTACTTCGAGACCGCCCCCGACGGGTCCACGTGGACCACGCAGCTCTCCGTCGCCACCCCTACGTTCGCCACCGACGGGACCGCCGGCCCGCAGGTCAACTGCGGGTACTTCGGCACGGAGCCGAGCCCCGGCAGCGCCGTCCTGGAGGGCTTCAACCTGTACCCGGGCGCGGTGTCCTCGACGGCGGTAGCGCTCAGGCTCGAGTACTCCCTCGACGGCGCGGTGTGGCACCCGGTCACGGGCTCGTCCTCGGTCGTCCGGTCTACCGCGAGCGCCAACATCACGGACGGGGCCGCGACCACCCAGCAGCTCGGGTCCGGGCTGTTCGCCGCCGGCACGGTCGATGAGGTGGACGGGGTGTTCGCCTCCGTCAGCCTCCTGCCCCGCTTCCGTACGGAGGTCGAGGCGTCTTGCCAGATCCGGGCCGCTGACGTGACGCTGAGCAGCACGCTGCTGCTTCGGGTAGCGCTGTCCGACGGCACGCCGCTCGACGCCTACGTCAGCGCGGCGGAGGTGATCGTAGACAAGCCGGCGATCATGCAGCGCGCCTACCGGGCCCGGTACGACGACGGGTCAGAGACTGCGGCCCGGTGGATCGCCGCGCAGGACACGCCGTGGGGCGAGTTCCCGGGGCGCCCGTTCCGGATCAGGTACCTCCTCCAGCGGGTCGCCTCCGCCGCCGAGCTGTCCTCGTTCACCGACGCCTTCGGGGCGACCTCCATCGACCCGCTGCGCTGGCGTTCGGTGGGCACCGTCTCGCAGGCCGGCGGCGTGCTCTCCCTGGGGTGCACGCCGGCCTACTCCAGCCTCACCTCGTTCCGTAGCTACAGCCTGGTCGACTCCCACGTCGCGGTGCACGTCACGGGGCTCCCCACCGACACCGGGGGGTCTACCGAGACGCTACTGACGTTCCTCGGCGACGCGGACAACCTGCTGTCTATCGAGAAGAGGGGCGCCGCGAGCCTGGTCTGCACGAGCAGGGACGCGGGGGTGCCGACCACCAGCACGGTGGCCTGGGACGGCCCGAACATGGCCTGGTGGCGGATCCGAGAGTTCGGCAGCGTCGTCTACTTCGAGACCAGCGCCGACGGCGCCACGTGGGCCACCCGGGCGACTGTACCCACCCCCTCCTTCGCTGGCGCTGGTGCCGCGCAGCTGTCCTGCGGGTACTCGGGCACGGAGACCTCGCCGGGGTCGGCGACGTTCGATGACTTCAACCTGTACACCGATGGTCCGCCGTCCCCGGTAGCCACCGTGACGGACTGGCAGACGTTCTACTCCCTGAACGGCGCGACTTGGCTGCCGGTGACCTCGTCCTCCGCCGTCGTACGCGCGACCGCGTCCCCGTTCGTCACAGAGGACGCCGCGACCACCCAGCAGCTCGGCGCGGGGACCTTCGTGGCGGGCAGCACCGACGAGACGGACGGCTTCTTCAGCGCGGTCTCGCTGCACGTCGAGGACCAGACGGAGCTGGAGGGCTGCCTGTCCCTGGTGTCAGCCGACGTGCACCCAGGCGACAGCGTCGCGATCGTCATCACGCGAGGGAACTTCGAGTTCCTGGAGGTCTACAACCGCACCCCCACCCTGACCGTCGTCGCGTACCCGGTGACGTACTGGGACGGGTCCGTCGAGCACCCGGCCGTCGTGACCGTCTGGGACGGGTCCGCTGAGGTCCCGATGGCATTCCTGGAGGTCACGTGAGCGCCATCCCGATCCCGCTGCCGGCGGAGGAGCCGGGCCCTGGGGACGAGGTCCGCTACCAGCCGTACTACGTGCGGGAGGTCCAGGACTGGGCCGTCCAGCAGGAGCACCTTCGTCACTCACAAGCGCTGTACGACTTCGGAGAGTGGGCTATGTTCTGCCTGCTCTGGCACATCCAGGACTACAGCGCCGGGCTCGTAGGCCGCTGCAGCCGCTGCTACGGCGCCGACGGCAGCAAGCAGCGCGAGATCAGCGACGTGTACCAGCAGCCGACCCAGAACCGGTGCCCGGTGTGCTTCGGCACCACCTTCGAGGGCGGGTTCAAGGCGTTGATCATCCGGCCGACGCTATTCAGCGACACCGACGAGTCAGAGCGCATGCAGGCGCGCGGCGTAGTGCACCCGTCGGACCTGGACGTGGAGTCGACCCCCGACTTCCGGGTCCGCAGCGGCGACTACGTGTTCCGGTCCTCTGGCGACCGATTCCAGCTCCGGGTGCCGCAGCGGGTGACGCTCCGTACCGGCTTCGCGCACCCGCACCAGTCGACGGCCGCGATCGGATACAACCATGCGCGAGCCAGCCTAGAGGACCCGAACGTCTCGGTTGCGTACCTGATCCCGCCGCCGGCCGCGACCCTGCCTTCCCTGCTGTCGCTGGCGGGCAAGACGCCGGCCGACTTCACCCAGTACGAGATCATAAGATCAAGTCTCATCCCTGTTGGTGATGACTGATGCTCCTCGAAAGCGCCGAGCTGTCGCTGACCAGCCGCCCGGACCGGGCGATCATGGTCGTCGACGACCTCGACATGCGCCACGCGCGGGCGTGCGCCAACGCCGCCGTACGCGAGGCCCGGCGCAAGATGCCCAAGCTGTCCGGACGCGCGGCTAGCCGGCTGATGCCGCTCTGGGGGCGCGGGTACTTCGGGATCCGATGGCTGGACTCGTACGTGTTCTTTCAAGACCACGGCATCCGGTCGTTCACGATGAACCGACTCGAAGGCAAGACCATCCCGATGTGGGTGGATGACCCGACCGGTAGCGAGCGGGCGAAGAACCCGAAGGCGAAGACCCGGGTCACCGCCAGCGGCAAGCAGCAGGTGCTGATCTTCCGGCGCGTCGGCAAGAAGGGGTCGAGCACCCCGCGTGGCCGTATCGACCCGACCACCAAGCTGCCACAGACCGTGCGC